ATGATTTCGTCTCTATCTCCGTTTGTAGTTAAAACGCTCACAATAAAAGAAGTTTCTTCATACTCACTAACGTCAACAATAATTTCATTATCCTCTATAGCTATGTCAGTTATAGTATGTGTGTGTTTAGTATCTTCATCAGAGTACATATTGTTTTGATTCAATACAGAATCTAAGTACACCTTACTAACATTAGCATTAGCATCTAAAGTTATAGTAAGATTGTTATCTTTTAATACAGCATTAATTATTTTCATATCTATAAAATTAAAAAGGCGAAGCCGAGGATAAACCTCAACCTCGCCAGGTTTTAAATAAAGAAACCGTTATTTTGTTGTTAAATTACTCAGCAACAACACCAGTAACAAATGACTGCAAAGCCTTAGCAAATACAGAATCACTCAAGCTACCAGTTTCTACATACAATTCAGTAGTAAGCGGAGTAGTTTTAATATACTGGTTATCAGGACTTAAATACAAGTTATCGTTCTCAATAGTAACGTAATCGTATGTAGCACCTTCAGATACTTTTCTATCTTGTTCAATAGAAGGATAAGCACCAGTCATTACAATACCTTTGTAACCCATCATACGTACTTCAGCGTCACGAACTTGTTTCCAGTAACCTTTACCAGGTTTACCTTCAATGTCTTTAATAACAACACCAGGTACTGATTCAGGTACGTTAGACAACAAAGCACCAGGAATAGTAACATATAAAGAAGCAGACATAGAAACGATTGAATATTCATTCAATGAATTTACTCCTTCATTGTCGTCTTTTTCCATAGCTGTTAAAGTAAGTTTATGTGCTGAGAAAGCTGCTGTAATACGACGATTAGCGTGAGCGTTAATCTTCTTCAGCAATGCATTACCAAGATCATCAGCAGTTTCAGATGTTGCAATAGCTTCGTAAGTATGAGTGAACTGACCTGGAGCTTCATAAACATCTTTGTAAACGATACGAAGAACGTATCTGTGACCAATAACAATAGAAGCGTTAGTAAAGTCGATTTCAACCTTTTCTTGAACAGGAGCTTCATATTCACCAATTACATATGAAGGCTTAGAAGCTTTCTGAATAGGATTTGAATATTCAAATACATTCTTGGAAGCTGCATTACCGTTAGGAAGTGTGATATTTACTTTCTTACCACATACACCAATATATACAGCAGAAGCTTTAACTGCTTCAGCGGCAGTCTTAATCAATACTTTATTTTCATCAAACAAAGCAACATCACCAGCAGCCAAAGAGTCAATGTTAGTATAAGATGCTGGGCAATTTTTACCGATAAGTACGGCGTCAACTCTAGTTATCATATATCTATAAAAATAATTAATTATTAGACTTAGCGCTAGTCTGCTTGTCTTCTACTTTCCCTATTGCAGATTTCCACGTCGACAAGCGCATTAATTTATTTACTCCATTTGATTAACCTCGTTGGAGTATACCGAGTAATTCTACATAGGCTTGGTAGCTAAGTATAATTGTATAGCTATCTTTACTATTTCTAAGTGAGTATGTTCAGGTAAACTAGTATATTCAGTATTAGTAATATTACTTGCATTTATCTTAGCAGGTTTAGATAAGTAAGTTATCTTATAATTACTTACTTTATAATTACCATCTGTATATAAAGTTATACTATTATCATGGATTAGTTTTAAAGGTCTAGCTGAACAGTATTTTAATTTATGTTCTGATAAAGTATTACTCAATTGCCTATCTATAGTTTCAATAGTAGATTCTAATGTATCTGTATATTTTACTTTATAAGCTCCTTTATTGTCTTTCTCCCAACAATCATTTTCACCATTAGGAGTTATACCAGCAGTATCACCTAATAATAATACATAATCAGAAGGTAAAGTAACAGTATATGTATTATCCTACTCATTAATATCGCTAGAGAATACTTTAGTTTTTATTAAAGTACGTAGATCATCTATACGTTTTTGAGTCTGTTCAAATCCCTATTGTTTAAAGTTTATTCCAGAATATCTAGTCTTATAGTATTTATCTATTGCTTCATTGATGAATGCTATAATAGTATCAGAACTCAATTTGTTCTCTGCTACTAAACTAGGGTCCATTAGTTGTAGTCTACGTTCTACTTCTATTTGCATCTATCTTTCTGTCATAATTATTCATCAATTTGATTAAGCTGTGATTTAGTTTGAACTCTCTTAGATTCTATGTCTTCAAGGGCTAATTCTACAGCTCTATTAATAACTTCAAACTACATATATTCTGGTATTTCACTCATGCCACTAGCTGGTAAATTCTCTATCTTAGTAGGAGTTTTTACGTAAGTAAGATCTATTGAGTAAGATGTACTATCCATAGATAGATCATCTATATAAACTATCAATGTATTATCTTGGATAACGCCTACTGGCTCTTCAATCCAAGGATTATTATTGTAAGTCTTCTTAAAACGTTTAGCACTATCGTGGTCAATAAGCTTAATATCAGCTTTCTTATTATTGTAGTTTAAAGTAGCATCCACAAAGAACATTCTCTAACCTCCAAATAAGTTTTCTAACTTGCATTGATTTGAATTTGATACTTTCGATGCAACTAACCCGCTATCTGTTTTAACTAACTTTTCTAAATCATGCACTCGTTTTACTGACTTTTCAAATGGAGTCTATAGAGAATTGTTACCTGTGAATTTATTACTTACTTCTTGATATAAACCTTGATTTAACCAATAGTCTATTTCCTATGGTAAGAAAGATGGGCATCCTCCAAAAGCTACACTCTAGGAGTTCTTGTCCATTGCTATCTTAAAGTATGAGTGAAATTCAGATCGTGTCATTATTATTTAGATTTTATCTCTCCAATTATACTCAAGTACAAGTCTTGATTCTTTTTGTCCTTCAAATATGCAATTACGTCTTCAAGACCGTTGCCTATTAGATCTGTACCAAAGTAATATGCAGATCTATTCTTACGAATAATGTTCTTACTTAATGCTTCTTCAATAATGAAGTTAATTTCTTTGTTAGGGTTTTCTACCCAAATTCTAATAAATTTAGCTGGATCTCTTTCAATATTTTCAGTAAGTCTAGCTTCAACTAATTCATTAGACATTGTATCAGCTTTAATACCAAACAGTCTAAGACATTTACGCATATCTTCAAGGCTCATCTTATCCAATGCTCTATAAGCATCACGTTTAATCTTATTAATCTTATTAGCTTGTTCGGCTTCAGCTTCTTTATTAATTAGTACATAATCAGTAGCAGGAGTTACTTTATCTAATCCGTTAGCTACTCTCTTATGTTTCAATAAGAATAAATATTGTAATTCTCCTTCTGGTCTATCCGTATTAATAATTAATTCTCTTTTACCGATTTTGATTGCAAATGTATCCCAAAATGTACTACTTGGGTCTAGTTCACCTTCTGCTTTACCCATTTTCTATTCTAACTCTCTGGCTTTCTCTGTAGTTAAACCAGTATATCTACTACCTGATCTAGTCCAGTAAGTACTTACATAATCAAAACAGTTAGACCATTTTATTAATCCTGTCCAAGGATTTATTTTTGTTAATTTAACGATTACTTCCATAATTATATAATTAGAGTATTCAAGTTAAGCAGCATTTGCTGCATCTTCTGTTCTTTCAGATTTCCATATAAATTTAATTCTCCAATCGTTAGGATTCTTTAGAGGTTTTTTCAATTGACGCTCAATTGTATCACTGTTTATTCCAGTTTGTCTCGCAGCTTCTGATATAGATTCGTATTTAGCTATAAATTCTCCAGTCTTAGAGAACTGTAATACTGGAATCGCCCTATTCTGAACTGATATTCTTTTTAAATGTTCCTTTTGTTTATCTGAGCATTTACCAGTTCGTATTTCAGACATTTTCTTTTTAGTTTCTTCTGATAGTTTCCTACCAATAGCTTTTTGACGAATTTTTTCTTTGGTTTCATCAGAATGCATTCTTCCAAATGTTCCATCCCCTCCTTCTGTAAGATTGTATCCGATTTTGCGATCGTTAGAATTAAATTTTTTAATCCAAAATTTTTCTTTTTCTTTTAACTCTTCATAAGTTTCAGCGAAATCTATAACTTCTAAAGTGAAATTTTCTTCACCGTATTTAGCCATTGACTTATGAATTGGAGAAGGTTCTCCGATGCGAGACTCATACCAGTGATGTCTATATCTCGCACCAGAGCCCTGATTTGTTATGCCTATATATATTTTCCCAGTTACTTTATTTGTTATTTTGTATACTTCGTTACTTTTCATAGAATATAATTCTTTAAGTTTATATTCTCATAACGCAGGAAACACAATTAGGTTACAAATTTAACTTATTATAATAGCTGATTAATCTTGTGAATCCATTATCAATTCCCCACACGCCCGAGGATCTTTCAACATAATACCGCATTCACCCAAGAAATGTACTGCATAACCGTCCTTAGCGTTAGAACGAACTTCAGTATTAGAGTGAGCATAACCAGCAGGAGTTACAGAACCAGCTGTACACCAGCTAACGAATTCACGATCTTTACGAACTACTTTAACTACATTAGCTTCGCCATCACGACGACCAAGATCCAAGAAAGTAATACGGTAAGATTCTAGCGGTTTCAATGTTACTGGATGCAACTGACGGTTATGAGTCAAATCATCATACAACGGGAAATATTTCAAAGTAAGTTCGATACCATTGCTCATAGCATAAGTTTTGAATTGACCACCGAATTTCAAGTTTTCACCAGAACCAGATACAAATACAGTATCAATCATGTTCAAGTTAGCCATCTTTTCTTTCAGTACACGGTCAAATTCACGAAGACCCATTTCACCAGTCAAACCGATGAATTTACGTTCGTTAGTACCAAGTACATTATAAGACAAATCTGACAAGAAATCTTCCAGTAATTCTGCTGTCAAACGAGTGTAATAACGTCTGTTAGACGGAGCAATCTGTTCCAACAAACCAGCACCAATAAATACCATTTGTGTTCAATAGAGTTCGTTAATCCCTACCCGAGGAGTTGTGCTAATTCTCCTCTGCTATACGTTTCCGTATAGATCAGACTATATCACGATCTTCTACTGCTTTCACAGCGTTCAGACCTTCCCCACTTCCACTCACTTGAGTGTACTCGCCCGACGGCGATAGTCGTTGAGGTTTCAAGGGTATTCTTTCAATTTCGTAATCTGCAAACATGCCACTTATCGGAGTTCTTACTCCTGTGACAATTTGTCTTAGATACCTTAAACAGAATTTACCAAAATGTTTTAACATTTTATGTCTATTTGTAAATTCTAAAATTTCACCTGTCTTAATATTTGTAAAACGATATAGCATTGTATCTTTAGAACCTTGTTCAACAGCTTTCTGTATATTTTCAGATTGCGTTGTCCATTGTAGATTCTCAACTCGGTTATCTGCCCTATTTCTATTTATGTGATCTACCACAGGTTTGTTATCTGGGTTAGGTATAAATGCCATTGCAACTAATCTGTGAATCATAAATTTCTTAGATCTATCACCGTAGTTTAATTTAACTCTTACATATCCTCCACGTGAATAAAAAGGCTTAATAAAATCACCAAGATACTCTGAGTAAATTCTACCATCGTTTGTTATTTTATACTTGGATTCATATCCACCCAAGTCCACAGGTAATTCTTTAAATACCACTTGCTTACCTGCTGATTGTCCATTTGCTATTGTCTGCATATTATATAAACTTAATTATAATTATTATTTGGAGTTTCCAGCATTTCAGGGAAATTCATTATAATATTTCTATTATAACGCCCATATGTATCATACAAAGTAAATGTAAATTACTTCAATACGTTTAGGTCGTCCGTTCTTACCTTTCAAGTTACAAGAACCATCCTTATTTACGTTGTTTTGATTATATACCAAAGCTCTTTCGAGACGCTTATACCATTCACGCATAGCTACCCATTCCTGGAAAGTTGACCATAAGTAAGAAGTCTTACCTGATTTAGGATCTCTCAAAGCAATAGCCATTACTTCAGAGTATGCAGAACCTGTAATATCATAAGACAAACGAACTGTAGTCAAATAGTTACGCATCTTGAAATGAGTATTATAGTTCAGGATATCAGCTTCTTCACTGTATTCTTCGTAAGCAGATGCCAAACGAGATACTTGACAACCAGCTTGCAAATAACGAGGATTGATATAAGATGCAGGATTGCCATTAGAAATGAAACCTGTATAAACAAACAAGTTGCCATCCTGATAAGGAGCATCAGCGAAACGCAACTGACTCTTGTCATCAAGTTCTACTGTAGCACCAGGTCCAAACCAGCTATCTTCTAACCACAGTGTGATAGGAGTATTACCGAGACCAGGAGTAGAATCTTCAGAAATAGTAGCTCCATTCCATTTTGCATCACGAATTGTAACAGCTCTATCCTGGTCAATCATAACACCCCATTCAAATGAAGGCTGATCAATAGTCATTACATTTCCAAGACCACCTGTCAACATATCAAGAGAAGTACTGTAACCATTATCTTTAGTACCAAATACGTATGACAGGATAGTAGATACCTCGTAAGGTCTTTGCTGAGAAGCGAGACTGATTTTATTAGTATCAATCAAATCGCTAAACCATTTTCCTTTATAAAGGACCAACGAGTTCAAAATATTGTTATCCATAAAATACTAGTAATTTAATTTTATTTGTTATTAATTTATTATGATATACGCAGTTTTCGTGCAATATTTGACCAAATAGGCTCATCATCATTACTCTTCGGTATTTGTTTAGATCGAGTATTTACAGATGTTGTTTTTAAACTATTTTTAAACTTATCAATAGCTGAGTTACTTCCAGCTTTTTTTGCAGCTTCTAATAGTTTATCTGCATTCATAGTAAAGTATGCTGATTCTATTAAGTTCTTTACACCACCTTTAGCATAGTCCTTTTGGTACTTAGTTTTACCGTCGGTGTCTGGCTTAAGTATATAATCTATTAATACTTTTTTGTCTTTTTCAGGGACCGTAATACCACGTATATTTTTTAAGCCTTTTATTTCAGAGACAACGCTATTATAGAATTTCTGTTGGTTAGCAACCATTTGCTCATATTGTTTTTTCTGTTCCAATAATAGCTGTTCTTTTTTATCTTCCTTTATCTCCTTAAGGCTTTCTAATGCATCTTGAGCCTCATCTTCAAGTAAACCAGCTTCTTCATACTTAGATATTTTCTTTTCTATTTGTTTAGCGCTAATACCTTTTTCTTTTAAGAACTGTTTTACTACTAACTTTTGATTAGACTCGTCTTCCATATCAATATCATCTAGATCCAACTCTGCATCTATTTGTAAATATTGTTTAAGATCTCCACCTTGTTTTACGAAATTGTCAAGTGCTTCTACTTCCTCACTAGCGTAAGTAGGTTTACTTTCTTCTTCTATAATATCTTGAAAATATTTAATAAGGCTGTCTACATCCTTAGGTTTACTGTCTTCATCCTCTTCATCAATATCCCAACCTAGTTTCTCAGCGATAGCATCAAAGAAGTTACTTACTACATTACTATCTACTTCAGTAGATCCATTATCGATGTCATCGTCTGATTCATCTTCATCATATACTTTATCTATAGTTTTGGTATTCTTTTTAGAATCATTAGACTTCTATTTTGTATCTGATTTATCATCTATTACATCAGGATCGGTAACATCATCTTTAGGATCTTCTACCTTGTCATCTTTCTTATCCTTTTGCTTTTTTATACCATCTGCAATAGGATCGAATTGATTCTTTTTAATATTATCTAATTCATCTTCTTCAACAGAATCGTCTGCAATGATATTTTCAACATTTTTATTTACATTAGGGATGAAGCTATCAAGTATAGCGTCAAATCCACCTAAAGTAATCTTATTTTCTTTTTCCATAATTAATATATTAATTAGATTTATTTCTTCTTTTTACCTTTATTACAGCATGTAGCATTAATAATATCATGCTATTACTCTGTTATCTTTGATATTCGTTAACGGTATCTAATCAAACCTTTTCTTAAAGGCTCTATCAGTCTTAAATAAATTTTGCAATAATTTTATTCCTTTGTATTCATCTGGAGCTGCCTATAAATGCATAAAGAAATTAGGAACATCATCAACTTTATCTCCAGGTTTCATTATCTTATTATCAATCAGATACTATCTAAATTGATTCATATGACTTTTAATTTCTGTAGGAGTAGTCAAGTACTTGTATGATTCAACAGGATTTTCTATTCCGTGTAACATATATCTAGCTTGATCATAAGGTAATATGTCTTTAGCTAAATCCTACATAAATGGATTAGTATTGACAGCTCCTCTAGTAGCATCTATATCTACTTTATGACCTATCTCGTGTCTAATTAATCCAGTATCTATATTATATTCTCCAGTATTAACTCCTTTACTAAATCTTATATCTCTATTCTTAGGATTACTACTTACTTGAGCTTTAGTGCTACTACTTAGATTAGCATCTAATACTGGCTCATAACTAGACATAAAATATTCCATAGGATCTTGATACCTTTCATTCATACCTTTATAAACAGCTTCATAACTAGTACCATATCTACTATCGATAGCTCTAGCTCTTTTTAGATTTTCTGGATCAATTACAGATTCATATACTCTATTTCTAGCATTTAAAGCATCTTCATAAGGTACTCTTCTAAGACCTGTCCCACTCACAGTTTTACCTAGAGTATCATTCAATTTGTTTTCTCTTCTAAGTAGAGCATTAATTTTATCCTGTGTAGTTCTCCTAACTTCAGGTATATAGTTATTCATAGACTTACTAATAGTCTTACCTAAATTGTTGGGTACAAATGGTACTACACCTAATGCTGCTAAACTTGCACCTAACCAGTCTTTATTCTTTAAAGCCTCTGATGCATCATATATACTTAAAGCGTCACCTATAACAGGAGCATCATATAGACTAAACGGATCTCTAGTAAATCCAGCTCCAGGATTATAACCATATTTAGCTTCGTACGGATTTCCTTTAGGATTGAAATTTATAATAGGTCTTTCACTAGTAGTTGGAGGATCTTCTTCTATAGTACCGCCATCTGCATATTTAATGTACCTATTATTAAAGTATTTACTAGGCTTAAAACTTTTCAAACCTTCTGTAGATATATTTGCAACACCTTTTGCATCAAATGGTACAAATAGTCCACTACCTTTTTCAATATCTGAAAAATTATATGGACCTTGATAATTACCGTGATGACCAACCATCCATTTGGCATTATCTCCCGGTACACCTACTATTATTTCGGATGAATTGTTTCCACTAGAGGTAGTACCTTTCCAAACATCTCCTGCTGAAAAAGCTTTTCCACCATGCGAATTTCCTTTTGCTTTTTTTAATGTAACAGTTTTTCCATTAGCTAAAGTGATCGTTTTTCCACCGGTTGTTACTACATTTTCTGGAATTTCCCTAAATGAATTAGTAGTTATAATATCATCTAATTCTTGTTGCACAGTTCTTCTATAAGCGTAATCAGATGGTAATTTTCTACCAATATAATTATCTAACAAATTATTTACAGTTGACTTTAACCCTCTAACTCCAGTAAGTATATCAAATTCTGGACTAACTATTTCTAATTCTCCGCCTTTATACGGCGATTTACTACCATATTTATATTGATAGTCATTTTTTATTTTCTATGCTCCAGTAGCAGGTATAAATACCTATTCTTTATACACAGGTGCGACATATGTATTATCTCTTACTTCTCCACCATCTGCATACTTCTTCCAATCCCAGTATTTCAGCTAGGGATTGTTCTCCCTAGCCTACTTATACTGTTGCATTCTCTATCTAAATGCTTCACGTTCCATAATCACTTACTTTTCTTAGAACCTTTTTTAGAGCTCTTCTTTCCACCTTTACATGCCATAATTACTCCTCCTCATTACTTTTAATACCTATATATTTTAACCAAGCAAAATGCTTTCTACTTTTACAATAGTTCAAATCAGTTTCATTATTATAAGCTTCTTCTTCAAAAGATATATCATGATACCTATCTCCCTATTTGTCAAATAACCTAGCTACTGTTATAACTAAGTGTTCGACTCCATACCAGATATAAAATGGTAACCATAACATCTCTTGCATCTACTTAAGATGAATCTTCTCATGGTTGTATTCTATATCTGTTATTTTAGATTTATCTCTAGTAAATAGTAACCCAAATAAGTTAATATATTTATATCCCTTAAAAGGAATTAGTTTGTTCTGAATTACTTTCATATTAACGCTCTCCTGTTACTTTATTTCTAATTGCAGTCTTAGCTTTTAATCTCTCTCTTTCCATTGCAGCTTTATCTTTTTGAGCTTGTAATTCTTTCTAAGCCTAGATTTTATCTTTTTCAAGTTGAATTTTTTTATCTTCAATCTCTTTCTTCATCTCTGCTTCTCTACGCTTATTATTGAACTCAAATTGTTTAGAAGCTTCTTCTGATGCTTGCTTTCTTTCTTCTAAAGCTTGAGCTGCTATTTCCATAGGATCTGGTATACCGTTTTCATTTTGATCCATATTCTCAGAACCTCTGTAAGCATTTAATTGAGCAACTGTAATTTTAGTAGCATTGTCTTGATCTATCTTATATTTTTCAAGATCCATTTCAGCTTCTTTGATCATCAATTCCTCTTCTTTTATTTGATTTTGTTTTTCAACTAGTTCTTGTTGAGCTTGCTGCTCAGCTTGTTGTTGCTGCTGCATTTGTTCCATACGTTTCTGCTCAATTTCCTCTAATCTACTCTTAATCATATTTACATTATCTAATGTAACTATTTCAGCTATATCAAGTAAACTAGCACCATTCTGCATAGCAGGTTGCATGAGATTTCTGAGAGCGTCTAAGTCCTGTCTATTCTTAGTACTATCGTCAATAAATACATCCATATCCTCATAGAAGAATCTATCGGATAATTTAAGGAAAGCTCTAGTAGCATCGTCTAGTATATAATTCAAGCACATTTTGTTATCTTTCCAGGCTACCTTAGCTGTATTTAATAACATTGTTAGAACCTCTCTCTTTACTTGATTATGAGTCCAAAACCAAGGTTCAGTAATATGATAGGACATACTTACTGCTGTACTAGCATTAGACACAAGCTCATTTGGAGCTATTTGTCCTTGTCTCTAAGGAGTAATACCAGTAAGTTTAGCTACCATATCTTCTATTTTAGCCATTAAATTTACATACTAGTCTATTACATTAGCCATACTAAGATCCCATGACTGGAATTGATTGAACTAAGCTGGTCTACCACCTTCACGTCCTGGTATATCCCATCCTTCCTCATAGGGATTAATAAATGCTACACCTAATGCTCCTAAGTAATGCATCCATTTGTTTACATCTATACCTAATCCTTTAGGTATCTAAGTAACATCTATCAGAGCTACTTTACCTTTATCTCTAGACATTGCTAATTCAAGTCTATACCATACTACAATATACATATACTGTAACGGTTTCATCATACTTACTAGAGATCTAGGTCTACTATTAGTATTATTGTATACAACACCAGTATATGGCAGCTTCTATGAATTAGGATTATCAGCTGATACATGCTGATATTCTATAGGTTGTATGCCTATATATTCATCATCATTAGCTCTATAGCCTTCCCAGGTTTCAACTATCCATTTCCATTCTACATGGTTTTCTCTACCAGTAGGTTTATAAGTTTCGTCTACTTGTACTTCTTCTATTTCACCAGTTTCTGGGTCAGTTATACTTACAAATCCAATCTTTTTAAATGATTTCCAACAGCAGTGATATACAGTAATATGATTAGCATCAAAAGGATTAGCAGCAAATCCGTTTATACTAGACATCTTATAGTGAGTATAATCCATAGATGTTTTTCTTATTTCAGGAGAAGTACCTGGCTTTTCATCTATTAAATCTAGTAAATCATTTAATTGCTTCTCTGACATTTTATCATAGAATCTATCATATAGTTCTGTAGCTGACATAATCATTTTTCTACAACACCAAGAAGCTTCATGAATAAATTCTAAGTCTAAAGATTGCTCATATCTAAAGTACATAGGATTTACTCTCTCTGTATAAGGCTAACCGTTTACTATACCTATATAATAAATCTCTTCGCCAGCTATTAATGCATCTTTCCACCCTTTGTAAAACTCATGTATTAAGTTTAGCTTACGCTTAAGATACTATAAAGCATGGTATGCTGTAGTTTCTGCAATATCTTTATAGTCTTTATTTACATATTTTTGTATCTGCTCTGGAGTCATAATTTCTCCAGTAGCTAATGCTTGTTCATATCTAGCTGCTTGTTCTGGACTTAGTTTACTAGTAATAGTAGCATAGATATAGTCCATTAGCATTTGTTTCATTTTTTCTTGAAGTTCACTAGCAGCATCATCACTCGTTCTAGCTATATAGAAATTAAACGGTCTTTTAGTTTCTTCTCCTAGTAGCTAATCTATGTATGGCTTTATTATATTATAGTCCTAAGCTGTAGCAGGAAATCCATCATCTTGTTTAAATGGATTAGTAACATACTTTAGATCTTTCTCATTGTATATACTATTGTACAAATCATAGTAAGTCTACATTTCGTCAGATCTATCTCTATTTAAATTACCCTAGCCAGAATCACTAGCGCCTATGATATAGTCTACACAAGCTTGCCTCCACTCCTTATTCTTTTTGAACATAGAGAGTTTCTAAATCGGCATTGATTTTAAATTCTTCATAGTTAAAATGTATATACATTATCGTCATTACTGATATTTGGTTTGTCGTCTTGAAACCAACTCTGCGCAAAAATTGGTCCATCAAATAACAGCTTGGTTTTATTCTCTTTTTCTTTCTGTTTTACAACAACGTTATATAATTGTTCTTTGTATATCATTACTTGCATTAATGCCATCACTCTATCAAAATTTCCAGTATCATTATAGCTTATTAGCTCCTCTAACAATGGTTCAGATAGTATCCTAGTTAAATTTTTCTTTCCTGGTGCATACTCTTCATTTAACCAGTCTTTAATCATTCCTTCGCCCCACTGTTTTATTTGTTTATTCATGTGACAGCCTTTTTTGCGTTGTACTTTAGAATTATCTACTATATCGTTTATTATATCAGGCTAATCTGCTAATAAGTAATCACAATGCTTTGCTGTAAAATAAGGGAATAAACCCTTACGCTCATTTTCATACATTATTCTAGCATTATAGTAAATAGCTAGTTTACGTAAATTCTCATAGTATTCCTCAGCTGTTGTAGGTCTACCAGTATATTCAGCTACTATAATGTCATAGTAAGATTCAAAATTCTAAAATCTCTTATATACTATAGATGAGCCTAAAGAGTTTGTACCAGACTAATCATGATCATAAGGGTCTACTCCTATTATATATAATCCTGAAGGGGCATCTTTAACTGGATGTTCCCATATCACTATTGCACCTTTTGGGTCATCGTCCTTACCTAAAGGATATTTAGTAATATCACCAAGTTTCTTAGGTATCCATTTCAACTACCCAGACTGATCAAATATAAGATCTCCAACTTGTTTATGGTTCTACAGTGCTTTATTTGTACGTATTAAACCAAGCTATTCTTGAAGTTCTTTTTTAGGGAATATATTACCGTTAAATTCCAAACACGCTTCCTAAGGAGTAATACATCTTTCAGCAACATATCTATCGACAGCAACAGAACTAGTAGCATTTTGTATTACTATTTTACGTTCGTCAAGTATATATTGTAGAGACAGCTTAACATTAGTGTTACCATCATCATCCATATATATTCTTTTACCATCTTCATTACGTATATCTAGATTAGTATATTGAGGAATAAAGAATCCACATTTAGTATTACTTACTGCACTATCCCATATATTTTCAAACGATAAACAATTGTATCCGTCTGGATTATAGAACATGTCTCTAAGAGCTTCAAAGCTACTACCAGGATCACCGCCAGTACCGAATGCTACCATTGTTCCGAATGCTATACCATCTTGTTCTACAGAAGGTCTAGCAATCTACCATGCAGCTCCTAATTCTGGAAAAGACCCAGCTTCTTCAAATATAATAAGTTTACCAGCTTTACCACGAGTTGCATCTGGATTGTCTTTTAGAGATACTCCTATTATTTCAGACTTATAACCCATTTCTATTTCATTACCAAACTCATCTTTAGTAAAGAAACCTGCTCTTTTACGCATTGATGTATTCACAGATCTCTTCTTACCCCAAGCAGTATTTTTATCTATAAAGTCCATATAATCCCACGCTTTAGTAAGTATACCATCTTCAGTTAGGTATTGTTTATTTGAAGCGTATATGTAAGTCTTACTATTAGGTATCAAGTAATAGTTGCGACATGCCATTGCTGCATTCTTATAAGAGTATCCTTTACGACGTGATTTAAGTACGCACATATGTTTACCTTTTTCTTCAGCTTCTGCCATTGCTAAGAAAAAGTAATAGTCATAGTCATAAAAGTCTGGAAACTATAATGATCTAGTTTTTATTACTTTAGTAGTACCATCTGGTAACTTCTTTACTGTATGTACTATTCTTTGTATAGGACAATAGTTTATATAAAAATAGTTATACCCTGTGATATAGTCCCCATCATCAGCAGTATAACCATTAATGCATCTGTTCATTTCTTCATCCCAGAATTGATAGTATTCAGATGTTCCTGAAGGATATGAACAATAAGAGCCTGTATTCTAAAATTGAATACAGGCTTGTCTAAACTTATTGCTATTTAATATTTTTTTCTAGAAGTCTATCATATTTGTGATAGTAACATTAAATTATTTTTTATTAGTCCTCCTGGTCTCGACTCGAACGGACAATTTTGAGGTTAGAGCTCAATATGTTACCTTTACATCACAGGAGAGTGCCGGGGAATGTTTAATGTCTATCCCCGTTAGACATATATTTTAAAATAAGTTCTTTAATCTATTCCAAAACTTAGTATACCATTTAGATTTTTTTATTGGTTTCTCAACCATCTTTTCTTCTATAATTTCACAAACAGCTTCTCTGATAGCATTTCTTTCAGCATTTGATTGTGCGATAGCTTCACCAACTGTCTGATTAGGATTTGTCAAATCTAAATAAACTTCTTCTTTCTTGGTATAAAATTTCTTCTTTTTCATAGTTTCTTTATTTTTTTCTGTAAAACGTAACTCTATTTTTTATGTTGCTAGTTACTGTACTTTTTTTACCAACTCGTATGGATTAATTTGAGAATTACCTTTAACTTTAGTATTATCAAGCTCTTCTGCTTTAACAGACTTTTCTAGAAAATCTATAGTTTGCATCGTACCTTTTACTTTCTCAAATCCCGCTAACAATTTACCTATCTTAGTTTCATCTAGTTCTTCCTCTAAAGAAGATTCATAGTAATTACTAATAGTATCTAATTTATTCATAATAGAAGTCAGCATCTTGAGATTTCTAGTATTAATAAGCTCTTTATATTCATCTCTACTTATCTATTCCTCTAAAGTAAGACAGTAATTTTCATCTTTAAATATTCTTTCTTTTAACTTTCTTTCTCTAAGCTCAGTGCTACTAATACTCTTTACATATGGACTATTCCAGTAATCGCATAGTATGATAAACTTTACTACCTTATTAGCATGAGCTTTAGTAGGGTCTTTATCTAGATTCCATAGTTTTTCAAATGGTGGTAGTGCCCATAAATCAGCATGTACTACTACTTCACCACCAACTATATCAAAGAAATGTAGCATATTTAATTAAAACATTCGCAAGTATCACAACAACCTTTACATTCACATTTTTCGTTTTTTCTTCTGGTTTCTTCTGCAATAATTGTTTCTAATAAATTACCAAAGTAAGTTCCAGGAATAACAAAAAACTCTATATCGAATCTATTTTTAGGTGAATACATACCAATAATTAAGTCTCCTTTATTAGCCTTTATAGTTTTGTCATCAATAATCACATTACAATCTTCTCTGATGAATGTACCTCTACTAACATCTTGCATGTGATACTCTGTTGCTTGTTTATTATCATCGATAGCAATTATACTTCTTGTATTTTTACAAATATATAAATCCATAACTCTATATTATTTTATTTCTACTTTATCAGCTTCTCCAAATCCCTTTGTACCTCTATCTGTTTCACTAAGCTCTTCTACAAATACTGGTTCTAATATGCCACAAGGCACTACTAATAATTGAGCAAACGCTTCTCCAACAGAGTATATAGTGGGAACAGAATCAGTAGTCACTTTAAATTTAGCCATTAACTCTCCTCTATAACTAGAGTCAATAATACCAACAGAGTTGACCAAAGTAATAGATCTGTTAGCAACTGAAGACTTCATACAAAGTAAACCTACATATCCTTCAGGAATCTCTACAGCAATATCTGTGTGATATACTAATACTAATTTACCACTGTTATCTACATCTTGTGTCATACGAGTAGCATACAAATCTAATCCTGCATCTCCTGCTGTAGCTCTAGTGGGTAACTTACCTTCAGACTTTTTAATCTCTTCTGTTCCGTCTTCCTTCTTTACTGAATAATCTAATTTCTTAAATTTTAACTGTTCCATATTATTTATTTCTTTGTTTCTTTACTTTCAATTTCATCAAGTATGCTATTGCAGCTATCTACCTTTTCTTTTATTCGTTCATCTAAAGCTTTAACTAACATTTCAGGAGTAGCTTTTTTGAAAGTTTTATACTTACTTATCCAAAGCATAGCTATAGCATTCCATGCTACTTGAGCGAGATGTCTGCAACCAGTTTCTTCATCGAACTCTTCTCCTTTTTCATAACAAAGTAAATGTCTAAGTAATGCAGCTTTATATCTTTGTAAACCGTTAGGCAAATTCTGCCAGTTATTGTCTCCATATTTCTTAGACCCTGCTGTGTATACAGCAACAATATCTTCTATTTCAGGTAATGGAAGTAAGTCCCATCTAAGTTTATTGTCTTTAAAGTCGTTCTTTTTAGATACGTTCTTGTTGCTTTTTATCTCTTCTTCTTTCATAGTCTATTACTGTTTTAGATATATTGCCTGCTGACCAACCTACTAAGTAAGCGTAAGATTCGTTTCCATCTGAGAATGATTCTGAGTATATCCCACCAACTTCATAATAGTAATCAGCTATATGTACTGATTCATGTGCAATAGTATTAGCATCCATTAGGTCTATCATAAATACTAAACAAAGTATACCTAAGTCTCCGCTACTTTTTTCCATTACTGGATAACAACCAGCTATAGCTCTACGTCTGTCTTCTAGTAAACCTGTTTCTATTTCCTCATTAAATTGATTAAATTTACCATCCATTTTATAGAAGTTGAACTTGTTTACTATTTTACCCAATGGTTCATTATAATCTAATATTACTACCCATAAATTACCAGGAAAGCTGCATTCGTATTTATCTATTTTCATACTTTTAATAGTCTATTATCTTGCATCGCTATAAATAGCAACATGTCATTCATTAATACAGGATCAAAATATATCTCTTTAAGAGATTGTAGTCTATATAGTGGTGCTAGACATTCTTCTATAAATATGTGCATATTACTTGTGCATTAGTTCTTTTAATTCATTAGCTAACTTCTGAGCATCTGGGTGGGCTGCTTTACTACATCTCAGTTCTAAGAAGTGTACCCAATCACTTACAAAGCCTGTCATTACTAATTCAGTCTTAGTTGCATTTGGTAGTATTTGACGAGCTTCTTGAGGTTTTAAGCCTTTATTGATTAGCAATCGATATTGACTATCTGCATTCTTTAAACACCATAAGAAGTTGTCTGTTATGCCACCATCTGATGGTAATTGAATTTTCATATTATCGATATCGCACCAGTCTCCGTCCCAATAAGTATAATCACCAGTAGGTATATCTAGCCAAGTAGGTTTAATAAAAGTAAGCTCGTTATTAAATTTATCCTTACTATAGTTACAGTAACGAGTGCTTTCTTGAGCAAAACTAAATACACGATGTCTTACAAATTCATGACTTACTCCTCTATCACATATAAACTTAACAGTAATCCGTTTCTCATGAAATTTTGTAGGTTTTACTTGATATTGTAAATCATCTAGTCTGTTATTCTCTACTAGTACACGCATATTAGTAGTTATGAAGTAAAATATCTCATCCTCATTTACTTTAGAGTATTTATTCCTAACATAGAATATAGGGTCTCCAATGTTCGCAGCTGTCCTAGCAATAGTAAGATAAATAGTACCATGTTCAAGCATAGCTCCATGACCTGATTTAATCATTCTATCTGTAAACTCTTTAGCTGAAGCAGAAGTAATTTTATCTTCAGATTTATAACAAGTACGACCAGCTAACTCTATTTGCTTATAAACTCCTTCTATACCGTTACCTTGTATTAATAGCTCTACTTTACTTTCTATCAGTTTCATCGTCTTTAATTATTACTTTATTTACTTGTTGCTTTAAAAACCATACTGGTCCTTCTCCATCTTCGAGTAAGAAATGACTCTCGTCTTCATCAATGATTTTTAACCTGTAAGTTATTGTTCCTTTTTTACTTCTACTTTGTTCTACAATTTCTGCGTATCTTTGCATTTGTATAATTTTTTTAGTTTCAGTTTAAATAAGTAAGCAAACATTATGTCTTTTTTATCAGTATCGTCAGCTATAATCTGTTTAGCAAATTTGAAAGGACTATTACATATAACTTCTATTACTGGGTACGGTAGATTATACTTGTTTGCTAGTTCTGAGTAGATCGATATCTTTTTTCTTTGTTGTATTAACATAGTTAGGATTACAATCTAATTGAGAGTTTTGAATAGAGTTAGGTCTTATACTATTAACCAATACCATAATATCGTTAAAATCTAAGTTAATATTTCTTCTAAGCAGTTCATATAATTTTGATTTCTCTGATTTACTATATGGTATAACTGGAATATAACAATCCATATTAAAATCTGGTCGATTCTTTATTAGGTCTATTATAGACTTAAACCAACTATGATAGGTTATCTTTACAATAAGACCGTCTGGATATAGTATATGTGTTGTATTATTCTTCATTGTTTACTTTAAGTATAATAGTTATCTGCACTCTATCTTTAATTATTTCAGGTATAAGTATTTTATTTACTAACCATTCATTATCTATTTTCCCTTTTACTAGAAGTCCTTGCTCTTTGAATTTACTTAAATACCTACTTAAGTTATCAGGAGTAATACCTAAAGTATGAGTAATGTATTTTCTATTCTCAGTACTAATCACGCTTTCACTAGTACCAGGGAGTTTTTGCTTATTTATCTATAAATCTACTAAAGTGGTAAGCAATTGTAACTCCCTGTCTGGTAGTTGAATAATACCATTTAAGGACTTTAAGAATTCAGAATATAGATCTTTCTTCTTACATTCCTTAACTAGTTTATTCATTTATTAGTTCCTCAATTTTAGTTAGCACCTTGTTCATATTAAAGTAAACAGTATCAGCTTCTACTTTTACACAAGCTGGTAAGTTGCCTTCGTTATATTCATCAATCAAACTATCATGATCTTTCTTATACTGTTCTTTAGCTTCATAGATAAAGTTACTAATACTAGTTAGTTTATCTTTTGCAAATTCTTCTTCTTTCGTTTCTGAGTTAAATTCTTCAACAAACTTTGCATCCAATAGTGTGTTAATAATATCGGAGCTGACACACATATTACGATTGCTATACACATCAACGCACTCAGATGTGCTATCCATTTCAAAGTATCCTTCAGATGTTTCATTGAAAATATCTCCTTTTTTGGCACAACCAAATTCTTTAATAACTTTATACTGTTTCATATTATTAATATTTAAATTTTTCTAAGAACTTTGAACTCATAGATCTTTTATATCTTTCTATCTTTTCAAAATTCTTTTTACATTCTTCATAACCGTCTGAATAACCTTTGTTATAACCTATATTTCTACAATGTATGCATGAAATAATACTTACTACGGTTATAATTAGTATCATAATCATTGTTACCATATGCTTATATAACGCAGTATATGTAAATGGTTATAATATTTAACATTTATTAAGTAAGCATACTATATAAAAATACTCAGAGCTTTTAACCCTGAGTATTTAGAATGTAAAGATATGAACAAATTTTTATAGTGCAGATGCGACGACTAAGCTCGCACGGGCACTCTTAAATAATTACTTTTTTTCAGCAGACTCAACTGCAATTACATCGTATGGTTTAACCAGTTGCGAGTCTTTGAATAGATCAAAATTCTTAGCAAATTTAGATACATAAACTATAGTATCGCCAAGCTTAATGTCTATATCGTTAGCTTCATTTATTGCCTTGCTAGTAGGTAAAGATATAACAATACCTCTTGAAAATTCTGAATCTACTTCTTTAGTGTGATTTTTAGTTTCATACTTGTTGAAACCTTCTTCATCTTTTTCACCAGTAGGTATCTGTTCTGTATATTCTACAGTAACCTTAGTAACAGGCAATGGTTTTACTAGTATATCTTTCTTAAATGAATATTTAATGCTATCTACTACTGTCTTAAGTACTTTATCTTCCATAAAATAAAATTTTCTTTATTAAACGTATTAATCGTCTATATGTTGCAATTTCCTCTTGAAAATGTTACCTTGTCTACACAATGCTATACGTTCTGGATACTTTGAGCAATCCAATTTGTTGTAGAAAGCACAACCAACGCATGCTCCTTCACTAATTTCTGGTACTGCTAAATAAGTTTTCTTCTGAAAATGATACTCTGGATAGTTCTTTTTGTTATTATCTTGTGCCATACTAACTAATATTTTAAGGGTCCCTATTTTAATATACCCAGAGATAGGGAATAACTCTGCTGACTTTTACGATTCAGACCTACGTTGAGCAGTTCTAATGGTATGCTTAGGTGGCTACGATCCTTTGTACTTCAGGAATGTTTCTTTATATCTTCTTTGAATTCTTTGTATAACTATTCAGTAAATGTGTACTCTATTTTACCTGGTATAGTAAAAGTTCTATAATCATCGTTGTATCTAGCTTTTTTACTTATATTAGCTAAGTAAATGCAGTTAGAATATTGCTAGTCTTTCTTTCTAATGTAATAGTAATTCATGATTCTGGTATTATAAATTCATATGATTTCATTAGTATTATCTAAGTAAGAGTACTTAGTTTAATTACTTGATTAGCTATAAAAGTTATTTCTTTACTAGTATACATGTTACTATAATATTAAGTAAGTAGTAGTTGCATTTACTTACTTATACTACTTACTGTATTTACTGTGTTAGACTGTACTAATACAGTAACGTATTACTAGTCATATTTGTTGCTTATTATGATAAATTGTTAACACTTTTTATGAAAGTTTATGTATGTTTAATAGCCAAAATTTAACAAAAATTATATATATATTAAAAATTTTGCGAATAATTGTGAGTGTGTGGACCAGCAAAAGATCACACCCCTCTACCTTGTTTCGGAAGGAACACCCCCACGGGGTTCACTCAATGGCGTGTTTTTCCTCAATCAAGTATTAAGTATTAGGTTTTATCAAAAAAATTACAATCATGTTAAGTAAATTAATTCAAGCAGAAAAACGTGTAAGAGAAAACGGGAATGAATACTATGTATGTACATTCTCTTACACCACGGGAGACAAGAATTGTGAACCGTTCATAATGATTAACGGTGTACGTGTTTTAAACCCTAAAGCAGCAGCGATTCGAGATGTAAACTTAGTTAAGTGTCTGTTTCCGACTGAAGATGAAACGGCTAAAGCTTATAAGAAGCTACTAGACCGATTTATAAAATGTATGGAATCAGAAGAAAAACAGTTTACAACTAAGAAAGGGGAAGTAGTTAAGTTAGAAGATTGTCAATTTTCTTTACCTTTAGTGTACAAAACTATGAAAGTCAGTGAATTATATGATGTTGATAGTTTTTACTACTATGATAAAAATGGCAATCAAACAGAACTACGTACACTTAACGCTGTCGGGTATTCCAAGATTGTGCCTATAATCGGCGAAAATAACGAAGTCGTAGGATTTGACGATACTAACGAATGGGATACCGAGTTGAATGGCGGCACAGTTGAGGAAGTAATTAAGAGGAATACAGACAGTAATCTAAACCGTGAGATTTATTGGGTATTGAAAAAAGTTGACAAGGGAGATGAGAGTAAGAGTAGCACTGTCACTTCCCCCGCGAAACCCGACATTAATGCAGATGATGACGATGACGAATGATACTAATATATAGCTTATTCGTCAATCAGAGCGTGGACATGAAAGTGTCCATCGCTTCTGCGTATCACTACAATTGAGTCATCATTATAGCAACTTTCTAAACTTATTTTTATCAAAAAAAACAATATATATGGATAAAAGACAAAAGAACAATTTGATGACAACTATAACATTAATTGTTGCACTTGGTCAATTTATTCTGTGGATAATATTATTATTGTTAGATAAAGTATGATAAAGCTTATAAATATTATAACACAAATCATAATAGTACTAGGATGTTGTGCTATATTAATATTTACATTATCTATAGCAATAGCATTTGCTAAAAATGATTTCGCAACAATAACAAATATATATGATTATATATATGTTAAACGTATCAATGAAACTCAATCATATAACATTTATGGCAATAATATTAATGCTACTTAATATGATTAACAATACTATCTAGATTTGATTATCTTTATAGTAACTAAACAGAAAGCTAGCGCTGTAAAGACTAGCAATTAAATTAAGACTAACCAGAAGTTAGTCACAGACTGGTTAGTCATTTATTAACTAAACAAACTGTGCAAAATTATGTTATTCTAATTTAGTTAAATTAGGGCTCTTCTAATTAGCCTATGCGTGGTAATAGAAAATATGAAATCTGAGAATCGCAAACTCGCTCAGAAAGTAAGAAGCATAAATATATACATACTGATCAAGTATATATGGATTAAAAGATCAAAAACGAGCAATCAGCGTGAAAACAATAAAGTCTAGCTAGTAAGTAGGATTCTCATAAGGAATCATTTCTACTATGAATCTAGTCACTAAATAAACACAATTAGCTACTGTGTGTAATAGTGAGTGTTGATAACACAAAAGAATAGTATAGTTTTGGAAGATTATACTATTCTTTTAAACAATCTGCTATCTTATTCTAGGTATTAAAGATAGTAAACTCTAATATTAGGAGTATAAATTAATATTGGCAATCTGGAAAGACAGATATTTTTAAAAACTCATAACTTTAAAGCATTAAACACCTGTTTTTTATCTAAGCCTTATTGGAGGTGTAAATGATAGAGGAGTAATAGCCTACTGGATAAGATTCAGGTGTAAAATGCAAAATTTATAAACTATTAAATTATGAAAAAAGACGACGACGATTTATTTGAAAGAATAATTGCATTTGTAGGAGTTGCAATTATTTATATTCTTATAGCATTATTTGCTGTAGGTTATATCTTCTACATTATTAATGGCAATTAAACTATAAGTTATTAAGGTGAGAATCCTTGACAAACATGTGGGGCTTATGTCTAGTCTGAAATGTATATTGATTTATACAGCTCACTCGAACTAGCATTAGTGCAGACTTTAAAACCATGTATGATGCAAACTATATTGTACTACGTTAGTAACTCTTCGCTATTTTTAATTGCATCATTTATAGGGATTAGCGTATCCTAGTCCTCAGATGTTAGTTACATTTGCCATTCTCTTTATTAAAATTTGGTTTATAGAAGGTTGTTGCTTGTGAAAGTAGCAATCTTCATCTTTATTAGAATTTACTAACCATTAAAACATAATCAATATGAAAAAGAAATTTATTAGAAAGTATTCACATCTTGCTATTTGTACAAATCAAAACTTAGTATTCCTTATTAAAAAGTAATTATGAAGAACATTGTAGATTATACAGAAAAAGATTTAAAGCGTATTAAACAAAACATGAGACATCATATTATGACAAATATGTCATATAAGTTGTTACACGTTTTAATTCATTTTAATTGTTTAAGTGAATTTGTTTCCGAAGTAATACATTATAATATGAGTTTTCGTAATTATAATTACAAAGGTCGTAACTTAAATTCAAGAAGTAATAATGCAATGTTTTATATAACAGCAGCTTTTTGTTGGGGCGATTCGCTAAAAAGTAGACGTTATTGGGAAAGAATTTATAGTAAAATAGCAGAATACGAATTTGATGAAATGGTAATTTATGAAAAAGAAATTAAAACTAATGAGGTATAGAAACTTTACTTATTTTAGATTAACTGGTCTAAAAAGTAATTTGTCTTCTTTACTTATTAATCTTGAATCTGATTATAAATGTATAACAGATGAAGAGAAAGAACAATTGTTAGAACTAAGAGATAAATTTAATGAATTACTTTCTACATGGAAGAATTCTAGTAATCAACTATTAAATCAAATCAAAGAATGAAAAGTTTAATCAATTTTTTAGCTGGATTTATAGTAGCTCTTGCTATAGTAACACTATGGTTAAAAGCTAATATTGATGCAGTTTTAGATGAAAGTTTAGCATTCGAGCTAAAGCATGGTAGTTTATATGATTATTACAAATGGTGGTATGCTGTTATAATCACGTTATGCATATTCTGCGTAATTAGATTTATATACGAACTAGGAGCTTCTACTAATCATAATTTAGAAAACAAAAATAATGATAAGTATGAAGACAGATTCAAACCCTGATGTTTGTGACATATTATTAGATAAAATGTTACAATTTATAGACAATCATAAAACTATTATGATTAGTTTATATATATTAATATCACTATTAGTAATAATTTATAATATTATACCGCAATGAAAAAGTTTATATTATTAACCAATTCTGATCCAGAAATACCAGGTAATACAGTAGTAAATACAGAGATAATTTCATCTATTAGTGATGAAGAAGACTGTACTTGTATTTATGCTAATTTAGATGGAGAAGAAGCAGTTGTAGCAGAAGTTAAAGAAAGTACTGCTGAAATCTACTCAATGCTACAGTAAAATTAATAAAAACATTATCAAAAATGAAAGAAAAATTTAAATCTTTAAAATTATTTGCTATTTTAGCAATATTTATGTTAGTAACTATACTAACAAGCTGTGTGAAAAGACCACAAGCAATCAATGATGTCCATGATACGGATTCTATTGAACAAGAATACATTCCTTCTGTAAAGGAAGTATTACAAGAAAGAGAAGAAATGAGATTCTATCGTTATTGCGATAGTGTATACTTAGCTATGCCTACTCAAATAGTTACTCAAATACTTGTAACAAAAGGAACACAAATATCTATTCAAGATATTGTAGATACTTATATTACAAATAAAGAGTTCTATGATAAGATTATTAAACATGCTATGGATGTGCAAAAACAATATTTACCAGACAGTATGCCTAAACCAAGTATACCTGAACCGAAGAACGACTCTTTAAAATCTACATTTTAATTTATTTTAAAATTGCATTTGCTATATTACAGTTGAGAAACAGGAATATAGCTCCTTCAGAAGATGACAAGCATGTGGGGCGTAAGTAAATACTTTTATGCAAGAGAAGAAGAGTGGTGATTACTCTGATTAGTATTGATAATCACAAGTATTTATGATCGTGCGGGCGTTAAAATCATGTACACAGTAAGATTAGTTCGACAGCTTTTCTGCATGTGTTTAAATATGTGAGAGTCACAAATGTAAATAGTTCGCTCTATTAACAAAAGCTATCCTATTAGGGAACTGGTAAGTATATTGCAGTATACTGTATCATTTTGAAATCTTTTTCAATTAAATTGATTACAATCTCATAGCTGCAACTATGAGACGCCATCACCAATATTAATTTTTAAACTATTAATCTATATGTAAATGAGAAAGTGTTTAACAAAGTTCTTTATGAAACTAGCTAATATATGTAGCAAAAGAACAACTCTAGAAGAAATAGAGAAATTAAGAAGAATTGACTGTATTAAATATGGTCATATTTGGGGTACTAGAATCTCTCCATCAGAAAATGGGGAAGATAGAGTCTTCTGTATTCGTTGTGGTAAAATACACAATAGAGATAAATACGCTGATGTTAACAGTCGTAATACAAATAAAAAAAGTAAACTAACTGAAATTAAATAATATCAAAATTATGAAAGTAGTAGTAATATGCATACCTAATGAGGTAAGTGAATCAAGTATTAAAAATGCTATGATTAAATTTTCTGAACAAATTGGTTTTAATACTAAACCTGTATTATTGTCAGAAGAAGATACATCTCAGGAAAGATTACATACTGTAGATTCTGAATTTGTCAAACTTGTTAAACAGTTTGAAGCTAAATCTGGATATCATCCAAGTTCTAGCAAGTTTAAAGAGTATTTAAAAGCATCTATTATTAGTACTAATAACAAAGAAGCTTTGCGTATATTAATGACACCTAGTACATCTGATCTTAGTTATCTAACTAATATCAAAGCTAGTTATATACCAGAGTTAGCAGCTAAAATGTATTATATAATGGATATGTAATATGGGAAAGACTTATAAAGAATCTCACTTTCCAGGGTCAAAGCAATCTGAAAAAGCTTACGAGTATCAAGCTAAAAAGAAAATAAGGCATAAGAAATTAGAGCCTTATAAACGTGGAAGATAAAATCTCCATGCATGTAATAATAAAGTAATATTTATTATAACAACGAATATTATCATGCCAGATAATTTGTTTTAACTTAATTATTAAGTTATGGTGAAGTTAAGCCCAGAGAGTTATAAAGCCAAACCCCTAAAGGAATCTTAATAGATAGAGTACTACGGACTATACAACGGTCAACCTAGTAATAGGTCAGGAGAAGGAAAAGGGCTTCTGTTAAATAAGACGTACGAATAGACAGATAACTCTCTTAAATTTAAAATTCTATGTGGACACAAGAAGAATTAGAAACAAAAACAAAAGAAGAACTAATAGAAATTATATTAGAATCTCAAAAAGAAGCTGAAGATCTTATAGAAGCGATTGATGCACTTAATGGGATATACTATTAATATTCATTTCTTAAATAAATCAATTATTAACAATTAAAATTTCAAACAATTATGAAAAATGTAAATTTTACAAGCGCTATCTTAGGCGCAAACGTTTTGTGTGCTGAATTCGATGTTGAAGCTGCTATCACTGCTCAATCTGAAAAACAGAAAGTTGGTTCTAAAGAAGCAATTGAAGCTGCAAAGAATAATATTGCAGAACGTAAATTGAAAGAAGAAACTGAACGAATTGAACAGCGCTTACGTAACTCAGAAAGTAAAGAAGATGGTGCTTTGAAGGGTCTTCGTATGGCTCGTATAAAAGAAGCAGCTCAGAAAGTTTATCTGAAAGATGTAAGTGAAGCAAGAAAAGACCTCGAAGCTACAGGTAATTACGAAACCTATGACAGTGCTATATCAAAGGCTGAAGAAACCCGTGATAAAGCTATTGAAAAAGGAAAACGTGATATTTACGGTGATGACGCTTGGCGTTATTAATCGACAACCCAAAGAGAAGCTTTTATAGTAATCTTTGTACTAAAGCACGATAAGTCGTCTTTTGATGCAAAGTGTTGTACACAGCTGAATTAACAGCAAGCAATAGAGGCTTGACCCATTTGCTGGGTAAAAAAATGTGCCACTGATCATGAGCCTAAAGATCATTCTAAACTCAAGAGCTATAAGCCACGAGGGTATGAAGCTATTAGGTTACTGTTGCTCATACTATGAATAGTCTTATGACGATAAACAGTACACAAAATCAAATTGTATATGTATAGAGAGCTTTATGCCTATAGTTCAATCGAGTCCGTTCTACGTGAGCACTTGCTATACTATACATGCAATCAAAGCCTATTTAAAACTGTAGAGTAAGCGAGCCTAGAGCCTATAGTAAAATAATAATTAACACTATTGCTAGAATAGAGTAAATCCTGTGAAATATGCAGACTATCTACTTCTATATAGTAACAGTATATTTTAGATTGTTATTTTATTATACTTACCTACAGTTTATTATATTTAAGTATATAGTTATTGACTTAACTATATACTACTATATTGACTGTTAGGTCATTGGATGAATCGTTTGGACGAGGGTTTGTGAAAGTCGGACCCCTTAAGTAGAAATACTTATTGAATAATCGGATGAATTCAGGGAAAACTAAATAAAAAATGCTCAGAAATGACATTTTTTACATGTCAATCCTGAGCTAAGCTTAGAGTACACTCTAAGAAAGTGCAGAGACTACTGGAGGAATATAGTTTCCTTAATAACCAGCAAGAGCGTCCGACACCTTAAGCAATAATGCAAGGTGATGATATAGTCCCTTCTGAATAGAAATGTTCAGCAATATATTTACACATTAACCGCGTATCTGAATCAGACATAGTGTTTTTCATATAATTAATACATGTAGAAACAAATTGAATATTGCTAGGAATATATCCTTTAGAGCTATCAATTCTATCTATTGATGCTGTATAAATAGGATTATTATGATTCTTTTTATATGTTGGAATATTTAATTTTATTCCACTATATGGACAAATTCCATTCTGTTTATTCCATTGTTCTTGTAGATCAGAAAGAGTTAAAGTACATTCTTTATATCTTTTTCTACAATTACGTAAAAAATATGAAAATCTTTTTTCTGGATGTTTTATATAATATGTATTACTAAGATTTAACAAAAACTGTTTATTCTTTTCAGAATTTGAATGATCTTTCATTGCTTGTGTGCGATTCTTATTTAAGAATTTCATTGCACAAGAACGAGAACAAAAGCTATGTCTATTAAATTGTTGATTACGATTGTATTCAGATAATGGTTTTTCATAACTACATCCACAATAATCACAATTTAGTGTGATTAATTTTCTTCCTTCTTTATATTTCATGTAATTAAAATTTTATTATATAATATATAACGTGAAATGTGGATATAGTTACAAAAAATTGTAAATATTAAGACGACTCCCTCATGCTCCACACGCGCACTGTATACAGCGCTAGTTTCTGGCGGTATGTTCTAGCGAAAACAAAAAAACAGCGCACCAGGGGCATCATGGTTTTGACAGCGAGGATGAAAATGAATAGGTCAATAGACGTCAGAAATGACAAATCTTTTGTAACAGACTATACTCGTATTGCAGCGTAATACGATAAGTCAACGGCTAAGCTAATGTCGTAAAAAGCAGGTCACGGATGGTGCAATTGGTTAGACACAGAACGGATATGGGAAATGAGTGCAGGTTCGAATCCTGCTCCGTGAACTAAACTTTAATATTATGAATAGAGGAAGACATAGAAAGAAAACAGAATTTTATAGTATTCAGACTCTACCACCAGAAATAAAACAGAAAATACTTAAGAATCAAGCAAGACATGGAAATAAACCTGATTTACGAGTATTTGAAAAAAATCCTACAGCAGGATCATGGAGTGGTGGATTTTCTTGGGGTAGTACTGAAGAAGGATTTGAATATTGGGATAATATATTAGGTAAAATGAAATATCTAATGAAAAGTGTAAAGAAGCAAAAACAAGACTTTAAATAATTATAATATTATGGAAAAAAGTATTAGACAAGCTTGTAAAGATAGAATGCCAGAATCATGGCGTACTATTATGAAACGTAATAAATGCTATTGTAGCTTTACTAAACAGGTATATCAAAAATATATACCTAATAACTTAAAAGATAAATATCATTATAAGGAAGCTATCAATATGATAAATCGTTTGTACTCAACATATTCTATTCAAGCAATATGTGTATCACTTAGTTTAGAAGAAGGACTAAGTTTTTGGAGTAATATTCAAGAACAAGTATCAAACTATGAATATAACTATCAGTAATTAAATGGAAAAATTATTTGAAACTGTAACTTGGATTAAATTTAATAAGCCAGGTTTAAAAGATGAAGTCATTAAACTAGGAGAACAGTCTGAAGATATAGATGACTTTAGACAAAAGTTAATAACAAAATATGGTATTGATTTAACAATGGCATATCAAATTTCACAAAAGTTTTACAAATCAAAAAGTAAGTAACTATGGCATTAAAAGAAGGAGTATGGATGGCTCAGGGACCTAGCCAGAACATAATTATTAAAGCAGTAGGTGAGGCTCCATTTATCAAAATTTTAAAAGGTATTTCAATGAATGAATTCTTTAATACTGGAAGAGTAAAAGAATTAGGTGAAAACTCTATTGAAATACAGCATATTGTTCAAAATCCCGACCAATATACATTTGATAAATTAACTGTAACTAGTGCTGTTAATAGCTTATTGGGAATTGGTACTCGTACTTTTAAAAAGTGTGAAGTAGTAACAGATGAGGAAATCAAAGAACTCACAGAAAAATACAAAGCGTATATGGAAATGTATGGAACAGCAGAATGTGACAACAAATTCATTATTACAATTTGTAAAGAGTATAAGATTGATGTTGGACAAGCATCAAATATCTTAGAAAATAAAATTAAGAAATTTCTTAATTATATTTAGTAGTATGCTTATCGAAGTTTTAGATACTATTAACAAAAATCTACCTTATGAATATATGTTCAATTATAATCCTATATGTGAAAAACATCTTAGCGATAAGTATTATAACATAGAAGACGATGCACATATCTACCCTTTAGGTTTTACTATTAATAGAAACAAAGAAGTAGTAGAACTAGCTAGATATGCAAATAGAACTATATTCCAACCTATCGTAGATTGTCTAATAAATGATAAAGGATTTACTATTACAGAAAGTACATCTAGAATAAAACTTAGGATTGTAATAAATATGATAGATAAATTACAAATACCAGAAATTGCTAAAATATACTGGAGAAATCATATATTCCTTTTGTTTAAATTTAGATTTGCTGAATGTAGTAGATACTATATATCAACTTTACCATTTTAGACTTAAGGCTATAGTCGTTGGGTAGACTATAGCTCACTAATACTTATGCCTATGACACAAGAAGTAATTACTTTAGTAGAACAGGCTAAACAAGGTTCAGAAAGTGCCTTTACTAAGCTTTATAAATTATATAAACCAAATATTTGGTTTACTATTTATAATATAGTAAAAAATACAGATGTAGCTGACGATTTAGTATCTGTAGTATTTACTAAAGCTTATCAAAAATTAGATTCTTATGTACAACATATTTCATTTGAAATGTGGTTAAAGACTATTGCTGTTAACAGCTCAATAGATTATATAAGAAGAAATAAAAAAGAGCAATTAAATAACTATATGGACGATGAAGATAATACTATTCAATTAGAAAATATCGAAAAAAGTCCTGAAGAACAATTAGTTTTACAAGAAAAAGTAAAAATAGTTGAACAAGCAATTCTAACTCTTAGAAAGAAATATAGAGATTTAATAAATGCTCGAATAGAAGGCTTATCTTATAATGAGATATCTGAAAAATTTGCTTTACCAGAATCTAAAGTTAAATCAGATTTAAATAAAGCAAGACAACGATTAAAACAAAAAATAGCAAATATTTACTAATACCTAACAAATCATGTCAACGATAATTTATTTGTTGCTTGCAATCATCATCATTTTCATTATATCTAGAGTAATGAAAACTGAACAAAAAATTGATGCTTGTACAAGAATGCTAACTACATTAGCGTTAGGTTTGTTATTAGGTGCAGGATACTATTTTATCACTAATAGTGATAATAATAGTAAGCCTGAGAAAGCCGTAGTAGATAAAGCTACAGCTCCTAATCCCACATTATCTTATGTTTTATTTACTATTCCTAGTAACAATTACCAGGAAATAGAAAATAAGGCTATATACAAGGTAATGGGTAAGGAAATGGAGAGTGACACTGTAGTTAAATCAATAGGCACACCTAATAAAGTGTTAAACCTACCAGAGATTGTTAACGATAGTTGAAAATGCTTCTACTATCAAGTTTTTAAACCATTAAATTATTAATTTATTTTTAACTTAAAGGGCAGAAAGGACTGTCGTAAACATATCAAAATGTCAAAACGTAATAAAGGAAAAGAAAACAAATCTAATTTAGCAGCAAAGATTAAAGAAAATAAGGTTAATACTGTAAAAGTAGAAGAACCAGCAAAGGAAAAAGAAACTGAAAAGGTTGAAAAGAAAGAAGAAGTTCAACCAAGTAATAAACCCAAAGAACAGGAAAAGAAACCTATAGAAAAACCAAAAGAGGAAGTTAAAAATACTTCAAAAGAAGAAAAGAAAACAGAGAAGAAGCCAGAGGAAGCTAAGGCTAGTGTAAAACCAGAAAAAGAAGGAGATAAAAAAGAAGATAAAAAGCCTGAACCTGAGAAATCTCAGAAGAAAGAAGAAAAGAAAAAGGAAGAAAAAGTTGAAACTATTATTCCAGAAACTGTAGATATCAACAAGGAAAAGATTGAAAAACAACCATCTATTGATATTACACGTGGAGTAGCTATGATTGCAAACAAAGAACGTATTGATGAAAATCATCAAGTAGAATTGTTATCACTAATCCGTAAAACTTATATTGACACTGACGAAGACTTGCCTCGCGAACAAGTTGCCGCAATGAAGGAAGTATATAGTGGAGGATTATGTCAGTTGTGTTTGTTATATGCAATGCAACTAGAACAAGAAGGTAAGTCTATTCTTAAGGGTATTACTATAACTAAAGATGTATATCCACAGATTAAGAATCAATTCTTAAATATGTATGGAGTAGATGTCAAAGCCTTACCAACTAAAGATGGAAAACAATTGAATCTTGAGTTTGAAACAGTACCTGAAGATGTAAAAAAGGCTGCTAAAGCAGATGCTAAAGCAACCAAGTTTGAAATACCTGAAGCAGATCCTAAGCTAACCGAAGAGGAAAAGCTTAACGCTCTTAGAGGAATTCTAAGTCGTAGTAATATTGCAGAAGGTACTAAAATCAATGCTACGCAACGGATGGCTTTAAATGTTAAAGATGCTATTGAATGGGCAAATAAAGCATTTGAAGTTAAATCTGATAATCCTACCACTACTTTAGCTCTAATGTATAGTAAGTTTAATCAAACAAAAACACTTTGTTTGAAGGGTTTAATGAGTAAAGCATCTGGCGCTTTGATTGGAAATAACTCTCCATATATTGCACACAGTTTGTTGTATAAAGACTTTGAAGGTCTAGGATATAATGAACAACAGATTGCGGATTTTATTAAAGTAATGCTTGCTAACAGTGCTGAAGAATTTGCTACAGAAAAGACTGGAGCAGACGCTTCTGTTACAATCTTTAACGATATGCTAAGCAAATCGTCTACTGATGAAATAATCAAAAAGATTGCTAACAAAGAAGAAAATATTCCAGTAACTATTGAAGGAATGATTGAAGGTAAGTACAATAAAGACTTTGTAAATAAAATTAAGGGAGATAAGATTTTCTCTGTAATTAATAATATGTATAATCTAGGAGATTCTACTCAGCTAGTTCAAAAGAAACTTACTGAAATAGCTGGATTGTATAAAGATCCTGTAAAACGATTAGCAAATTACATTGACGAATCTGCTTACTCTAAAGCATAATCAAATATGAATAACCGTATTAATATGTTAATGATACTAGGTATCTTAACTTTCGGAAGCTTTGTTAGCTATGATGCACTTAAACAAACTGCACCAAAAGCAGAACTGGCTCCTGTCCCTCGTTATGTAGATGTTCCAAGACCTATTGAAACAATCTTGCCATCTACTATTAAAATCGATCTTAAGAATGAAGAAGTTACAGTAGAAGGTACAGCTACTGCTAATGTAAATATTGTTAAGAAAGATAGTATACGAACAATTAAAAAGTATATTGAGCGTATAGTCGAAAAGCCTGTCGTAGTGGATAATCGACCTGCGCCATATCGTGTTGCTCCTCTTGTATTGGAGAACAAGGTAATTATACGAAATAATGTAGAACCTTTAATTTGGAATAATAATGAAGATGACGAGAAATAGACTAGTCGTTCAACACATGCTTCGTACTTCAGAAGTTATTCGCAATTTAAAGAACAGCAGAATAGAATTGTCTAAAGCTTCTTCTGCTACTAGAATTGTCATAGAAGATGGTAAAGTATCTCATGAATTTAACAAACAGATTAATGAGATACTTAATCAATCTAGTTTACTTATTAAGAAGTTAGAATACAGAGTTGAAGAATTATCTAAGAAATTAGAAGGTTTTGATGCAAATGTATTTGATCCTATTCCGTTTATATCTTCGTATGATATTAAACATAAAACAATAGACTTAGTAAAAGGAACTAACTATGTCGGATTTCTAGACCTTAACACATGTAAGGTAAATATTATCAGTGAAGATAAAACTGACGCGCAACTAGAGCAGCAAAGCGCGAAATAAGAGCTATAAACTGCATTCGTTAGCAACGTAATTGCTTCGCCTAAACGCTCCTATTCAAATAGGAAGAGGAATGCTGAAATTGAGTAAAGTAAGCATTAACAGTACATAATACTAGAGGCTGGAATAATAGCTACCACTATTATTGAGTGAACGAAGGTATAATAACTTGATCATGTCGAATTTACTGTTTAAGACTGAAGAAATGACGAGAAAGAGGAAGAGCGTGGCACATCCTCAGTGAGAACCGATTGGTGACTAAAGACGCAACGATTAAATCAGCAGATTTATGAAGTTAAACAATGCCAGGTATCGTTAATACATTCGAATACCAGTTATCAAACTGAATATCAAAAGGGAATGTTACCTTACACGAGTCGCAAACTCGCAAAGTGCGAGGATAAAGAAAGTACTAAAGCTCCAAACTTTAGTAGATATATTTATAGAATCGTTAAGCATTCTAGGGAGACTCCAAATCTTCCTTGTAGTTATAAAGTTACTAAAAATACTACTATAGTGTTCCATACTGACACGTGCCTTTGGAAAGCTTAAATTGGAAGTGTACATTAAAGAAAATGTTTAAAGCAGTATGTATGAAGGTAGAATTATAAATATTATAGCACTATTTAATTATACGATAAGTGAGTAGTAAATTACATGCCTTTTGGCTGAGTAGCTATGATCATTATATAGAACTTACGTCGTAGGTAAGATGGATATAATATAGATTAACTGGATTAGGTGTAAAACCTATATGTAATGTTATATTTATATAACTAATCGGAAGTATAATTAAAGTATTTTGCAAGAAATAATTCTCAGTTTAATGGGATTGTGTGGACTAAGTAATATTATAATTAAACTCAGTTGCTACTTAGATGAGTATAAACCTAAGGTGCTTTGCACTAGGAAATAAAGTAGATATGGGATGAAGAGCCAGAAAACTCTATATCATAGATTAGAAGTGATTAGTATAAACAGAAAATCTAAAGCTAGTGGAGAAATAACTCCCTGATCAAATTCGAGTTGGCAACATTGAGATAACGTTGTATATTTAAAAACATTGAGCCTTACAACCAGTAAGGAAAGTCGTGAAATATTTTAACCTAGAGGACGAAGCAGATCGGAGTATAATCTGTGTATTCCCCATTTTAGCAGCTATACTTTACTGACACTAAATGTAGATAGTAAGTCTAATATGTAAGGGTTTCTTTTGTGAGATTATTAATATGTTTAACTAAAGTAATGAGGAAGTCCAATGGTAGTATAGTGTATAGTTAAAAGCTATATCGAGCCACCCTCGACTGTACAATATAATTGCTAACACTAGAACCACTTAAAGTATATTGCGCAACAATATATGTAAAGTGACACTGATTCCCTCCATTAAGGGATGATAGGTGGAAATCCTAAAATTATGTGCAGGATAAGAACAAAGTCGTAAGTACACGCAGCCTGTGAGTAATACAAGGCTATAGAGTGGGTGTTTTGAAACATAAACAGCTCATAACAAAACCGGCAGCGCTGATGTCGACAAAAGGTCTACCCTGTCTCGGTAGATATAATATACAGTATCGGAACCCAGCACTCAACTGACGAATGGATAAAAATGAGTAGAGCACGTTTTTAGGTATTTACTGTTAGGCTCTTTAAATAATCAGATAAACCAATTATCTTACGGGGTAAATATCTCTTACCATTAGAGTCCCTGTTATATGCACCTCTACCAAGAGCTCTAGAATATAACTACGATAATAACTACCAGAGAATTAACAAATAATTTCAACAACCTTAATTGCAGAAGTTATCAGAATAATATCAGTGAAGGTAAATAAGAATTAAATGTCGAGTTTTATCATACTGTATCAGATTTTTTATAAGGTAACATGTATAGTATCTATTGAATTAGAGATTTACTATAATTATTTCTAAGCTTTTTAAAAGCGATAGGATATAAGACGCCTATTAATTATACTAAATTAAGAGAACTACTAGTGTGTTACTTAGGAACGATGGGTTCTGCAATTAAATAAAAATTTTATCAAAATGGAAAATAATTATAATCAAGGAAATGAACAGAAGATTGAAGCACGCTTACGGGATGCTCGTAAGGTAGTAAGTAATATGGGTAGCCTTTTGGGTAAGACTATCTGTTATTTGCAAGTTGACAATGTTGATCTTTCTTATCGTGAGAAGGAACTTACTAATCAACATCCACGGTTAGTAGAACCACTATTGAAATATATGGTTAACACTGTTCTTGTGTCATCTCAACGACTTCTTGTTATTAATGATGAGATTTTCATTGAGTTCAACGAAAAGCCAGAATTACGGGCTAAAATTGTTCAAGAACCGAAATTCTTTGCAGAAGCAACAGATAATTCGGCAATTGAAGAAGCATGTATTCGAGCTAAGAATAATCAAACTCCGCTATTCTTTGCCGATCGGAAACGATTGACAGATGAAGCTAACTTCCGTAACAAACAGGAAGCAGAGAAAGCAGAAGCACTTGCTAATGATTTCTTAGCACAGATGACTATGCTTAAAGAACTTATTAAAGGTCAGCAGCAAAGCTGTGACGAATATTATCGTCAATATGGACTTTAATATAAAATAAAATGAACAACACAGAAGTAAAAATTAGTGAAGTTCATAAAGACTTATTGCGATTTGTACTAAATAATAAGTATGTCTATAAACATATCACGATGGGTGATAAGGTTGTTGGCAGTATAGAAATTCATGATGATGGATCAGTTCGTTTTTATACTAAAAGACGGCGATTTAAATGGTTATGCTTATGGTTTAGTGACTATAAAGATATAAGTTTTCGTGATTTAGCATTAACAATTATGGATGTTATATCAGTTCCAAATGGTAATTATTCCAATCCTGTGTTTGATGGAATGACTAAGGATTTTATGGATAAAGCTGTTCGGAATAATAACTACGAATATGTAATTGATATGCTTTTTGATGTTCTAAGATATGGTGGTAATATAGATGGAGAATATACTAGCCAATATATAAATATGTCTAGTTCTAGACCTACTAGAAAAAATGAAGGTCTTGAAACAATTGCTTTTTCACAAAAACAAGCATCTGTTATATTAAATAGTGGTGAAGTAATAGGAGATGTGGAAATACTAGTGCGGAAACCATAAAAGATTTCTTTATAAACCAATTTTTAATTTAAGTATGTTGATGGAACTTAAACCTTAAATTGAAAATTCGACGAAAGTCAAACAAAAATAATTTCTAATAACTAGAGATGATGGGTCTCTAGTTATTATTATCGTGGTAATAATCCTACCGTAACTGATAGGGAATAACTGGAAAGCTAGGAGAATAAGAACTATGCTGCCATTTCAATATGGATACCACGGCACAGGTAAACGATTTCTAATATGTTATATAACTTTAGTACTAATCAATTAAAACTCAAAATATATGACAAAGAAATCAAAGAATTTTATAGAAGAACGTAATAATATATCATATCAGTTAAAACAATATTGGGACATTATTTATGCAGAAAATGTAGTAAATAAAAACTATATGCGCAAGTATGACTTAAAGGTTTTATTTGAGGAAATTAAAATGCTTGCTGAAAAGCGTGCATTAATTAAGCTTAAGTTACTTGCTATTAATATGGGGCTTAAGAAACTAAGTGATCTACCGAAAGATTGTAATCAGTTAGACATTTTTCGTCTATGTGAACTAAAAGAAATTCGTAATAAAATTAGTTCAAATAGTTTTCGAACATTAAATCCAGTTCTTAAGGCAAAGAAAGGTAAAAAGAATTTGAATCGTACAGAGATTTTTACTTCTAACTGGAAATTTGCACGCATTAAAGAACTAGATTTGCAAATAATTGAATTGAATAATAAACTTGAAAAGTTTAATAACGAAACGGAGTTTGATGATACTATCGCTCCTTTAAGCTTGGCAGCTTAGTTGTTTTTATTGTTGTGTGTTTATTTTTAGTAGTTAGTAGGTACATTACTTACTAACTACTTTTTTATTAATCAAAATTCGTAATCAATATGGAAAAATATACTATCAAATTAAATAAAATAAATAAAGAAACAAGTGAAAAATATTTCGTAATTCAAGAAAAAACAGTAAAAACTCCTCTAGAAAGATATGAGGCAAAGATGAAACGATATTCAGAAAATCGTAATCGCAAGATAAATGCCTTGATAGAGAAAAATAAGAAATTGGAAGAATTATACGAAATAGAAGAAGAAACTATTAATAAGAAAATTAAAATAGTTACTACAAAACCTAATCCAAGTAAAGGAGCAAAGACAGATATTGTTTTTGAATGGAGTCCTGTAGCTAAAGCTGCAAAAGCTGCATTGGCTAATCAGAAAATTACTTATACTATTAACTTTAACGCTGGAGATAAAACTTATAGTAAAACTATAAGAAGACATCCAACACTAAAAGATATTTCTTTTGCTACTAAAAATAATACATCAAAAGTAAAAGATATCCGATATTTAAAATCAGCTACAAATGAAGCTGATAAAATGAATATTCAAGTTGAAAACAAAAAAAGAAGAGACTCTGCTAAATTGCTAAAACTCAGTAAATTAGATAGCCGAGAATTTAGTTTATGGCGTAAAGATTTAGTCTCGAACAGTGAAGAATACGGTAAAGCTAATAACTATTTAAAACATGCAGCAGAAGAATCTGCACATGAAACTAAAATACAGAAATTAATAAAAGCTATACGAGAAAAGAAACTTGCTAAGTTTAAGTATCGTTTAGAATTTAGAAAATTTAATTCAGAACATAAGCCAATAGTATTTGTTAAGAATTATTCTAATAAAACTTTAGCATACTTGCATGATTCATTAACTACGTTGTCTGCTAAATTAGTAGATAAAATAGAAGATTTTATTAGCATTAATATTTATGATAATGCTACAGATCAACTATTGCGAATATGTACTGGATGGACTGCTTCATCAAAGGATTATGAAATAAAACTTAAAGAACTTAAGAATTTGTATCCTGATTATTATACAGCAGAAGCAGTTTAAAATAATTTATATGAGGCATAAATTTTAATGCCTCACTTGATTCTATAGCTCAATTGGATAGAGCAACACTCTTCTAAAGTGTAGGTTTTGCGTTCGAATCGCAATAGAATCACTATAAAACTATATTTTATGAAGATAAGAGGGAAAACAGTATATGTATATGATATCGAAGTCTTCCAAAATGTGTTTCATTGTACTGCTAAAAATACAGAAACTGGACAATATTATAAATTTGAAATATCATGTAGAAAAAATGAGTTAAAACAACTTGTAGATTTCTTCTATACTATAAGAAATAATTCTTATAGCTGGAATGATATATATACTACAGATATACAATTTAATACTAATAAAATATTTGCTGGGTATAATAATCTTCATTATGATAACGCTATTATAAATTATATAATAAGTTATTACGATAAAATGATTAATATGAACTATCTAAGAATTTGTGATAGTTTATATAACCTAAGTAAAATTATAACTACTTCTAACGATATATCTGCTTGGAAAAGGTGGAAATATGCTGTTAATTTTGAAACATTTGATATTCTTACTATGTTATATTCTCAAAAGTTACGTGTAGGTCTAAAAGAAATACAAGTAACTATGCAATATAAAAATGTATTAGAGTTTGCTCATGATTGGACAAAACCTCTAGATACAGATTTAATTGATGAAATGATTGAATATAATATAAATGATGTAGATTCAACTGAAGCATTATTAAACAAATGTAAAGATAAAGTTGAATTAAGAATAGCAATTGAAGATGAATATGGAGTAAGAGTATTAAGTAAAGATGGCGTAAATATTGGCATGAAAATCTTAACTCAAAAATATCTCGAAAAAACAGGTTTAACTTGGTGGGATATTAAAGATTTAAGAAGTCCAGCAGATGTTATAGCACTAAATGAAGTAATATTGCCTTTTATTGAATATAGAGATCCTATACTAAAAAACGTATTATCTGATATGAAAAATCAGATAGTTTCCCCAGGAAGAAAAGGATATGAAAATAAATTTGTATTTAGAGGTTTAAGATATTCAGTAGGAGTCGGAGGAATACATTCTGTAAACAATCCAGAAATAATTATTCCTAAGGAAGATGAAATGTTAATAGATATTGACGTTGCATCTCTATATCCTAGTATGCTAATAGAATATAAGTTTTATCCTAAACATTTAGGTCTAGAGTTCTTAGAAGTATATTCACAGATTAAGAACGAACGGATTGAAGCTAAACATACAGGTAATAAAGTTAAAAACGAAACCTTAAAATTAGCTTTAAATGGATTAAGTGGTAACTTACAAAATGAACATAACTTTTGTTATAGTCCATTTGCAGTTATGCAAATCCGAATTAATGGTCAGCTATTATTACTTATGTTAGCTGAATCATTAACAGATATAGGTTGCAGAATAGTACAAGCTAATACAGATGGTCTATTTGTATTACTTAAAAAAGATTCTTATAGTAAGGTACAAGAAATATGTAGAAGTTGGGAACAACAAACTAAACTTGTATTAGAAGAAGACCGTTTTGAAGCTATGTATCAGTATGCTATCAATGATTATATAGCAGTATCTGAAGGATATCAGGAAATGAAGAAACTATTTAAAACAAATCCTGAAAAAGCTTTAAATAAAAAAGGCAAACCTTATGTATCTTTAGATGCAATTAAAGATGATTATATAAAAGAAAAAGGTATGTTTATTACTAAAGTGTTACTTGGTAAAGGTATGTCTCCTAAGATAATTCCTGAAGCTATTAGAGATTATTTTATTGATAATATACCAGTAAGAGATACTATTTATAATTGTAAAGATATTAATAAATTTCTCACTTACCAGAAAGTAGATAAGAAGTTCTCTGTAGAATATAATAATAACCTTATACAACGTATAAATAGGTTTTATGCATCTACTAATGGTCCTTATTTATATAAATGTTTAGTAGATTCTGAAGGTAGAAGAACTAATTTTACTAATCTATTAACAGCATCTGGTATTACTATATTAAACAAATTTGATAATAAACCTATAGAAGAAAGAAAGATTAATTATCGGTACTATTTAAAAGAGTGCCTTAAGATAATAGAAGAGCTTGAACCTAAACAGTTGAGCTTATTTTAACAAATATTTTCAGATGATATCAGCTAGCTCATAAAAATAAAACTATATTATGATACTAGAATTAGATACATCGTTATTCGACATTTATGGAGAAATGTCAATTAATCAATTAGTATTTCTAACTCTTGTTTTGAATGAAAATCAAAGTAATAATCAAGACATTCACCAATTTCTCAGCCGAATTAGTGAGAACGAAATTCAAGAGTTAGTCGACAGTAACATTATCACAGTTATAACTTCTGGTGATAGTAAAATTTATAGTATTTCAGAAGATACAAGAAAACATCTTAAACAAGATAAATCTTGGTTTGATGAATTCTATGAAGTATTTCCAGTGTATGTTACTAGACCTGATGGTACTAAAGGATTCCTACGTTCTAATATTAACAAATGTAGAAAGGAATACAATAGGATTGTCGGAAAATCTAGAGCAATGCATGAACATTTAATCAAATGCCTTCAGTTTGAAATTGATAATAAGATGATAACTGGTAAAATAGGATATATGAAAACAATGTGGAAATGGCTCACTCAACGAGAGTGGGAAGTTACTGAAGAAGAAATGCAATTTAGTATGGAACAAGATATGAATAATGAAACAGCTTATGGAGCCAATATTATTTAAAACTATTTCTCAAGTAGCAGATGAATCTGTTAAATATATAGAAAATAGAAAAAACCATACTATAGTACCACTAAAAACTCGTTGGAGTAAATTCAATAGAGTTACATGTGGTGGAATCGAACCGAATATGATATTAACAATAGCAGGAGGTTCTGGTTCTGGTAAATCAGCATTTGCTAATACATTAGAAACTGATTTAATTGACCTTAATTCTAATCAGGATATAGTTATTCTCAGTTTTAGTTTCGAAATGCTTAGCTATCGACAAATAGGTAGAAAACTAAGTAATAAGTTACGAAAAACAACTTCAGAGTTATATAGCGCTGAAGCAGATTTATCTGATGAGGATTTTACTAAAGTAAAAACTACAGTAGAATCTATTAAGAAGTATCCAATATATTATGTAGATACTCCTTGCAGTGTAGAAAAGATAGAAGAAACTATAAAATACTTTCACGATAATATTGCAAAAGACAAGTGGTTAATTGTAATATTAGATCACACTCTTCTTGTCGAAGGAGACAGTGAAAGAGGTACAATAGTAGATTTACAGAAAATGTTTATACGAATGAAAAAGTTATCTTTTACTAGTATAATACAGATTTCACAGATGAATCGAAATATTGAACAACCTGATAGACTTAATAATCCAAGTAGTCATTATCCGATGAGGAGTGACTTAGCAGCTTCTGATGCTATATTTCAAGCTAGTGACTTTGTTATGGCATTATCGAGACCAGAATTGCTGGGATTAGCAATTTATGGTGTCAATCGTTTACCTGTAAAAAATAAAGTATATCTACATTTCTTAAAAGTAAGAGATGCTGGAGAACCTTGCATATTAGCATTTGATAATGAACTAAAATATGGTAACTTGATTGAAACAAACACAGAAGTAAATAAAGAAAAAGTTATTTTTAAAAAAATTTAAAGGCTGAAATTATGAAACAATTTTTGATTGAACTTCCGGAAAAGAAATACGATAAAACAGGTGAATTGAAGAATTTCTTGATTAATACAATTGCTAATAAATATCCATACTTAACTATGGATGGTATAGATGGTCCTAAAAATGAACAAACTAGTATGCAATATGCAGGTCCTAATGACTATATTGCATTTGGTATCTCTCCTAAATATCACGTATCTGCGCTACGTCCATCATTTTGGGCATGTCCTTGCACAGATATGCCATGCTATACCTGTCCATTCAATAGTGTCTATAAGTATGAAAAATATAATCTTCTTGATCAGTTTGATATAGCTATGAAGAAACTTGATGACTATGCTAAATCAGTAAATGGTAACTTTGACAAAGGTTATGATTTTAAATGGCTTGGTGTACCTGTTCGTTTCTATCAAAACTTTGTTCAAGTTGGTAATACTTATGTTCCTAAATGTGGTAATTATTATATTTTACCTAAGAACTTAAGTGAAAAACAAAAAGAAACTATTAATAATGTTATTATTAACATTAATATTAATATTGCAGCATAATAAACCTTGCTTTACTTATACTATCATAAAATATCAGAATAATATCATTGCTAAGTAAAGTACTAATAATAAAAATATGTTAGTACTACCTACAGAAAAAAATAAACCAAAAGTACAAAATCCTAGATTTTTAATTATTTTTGGTAAACCAAAATCAGGAAAGACTACTTTATTATCTACATTAGACAACTGTCTAATAATAGACTTAGAAGGCGGTTCTGAATTTCTTGAAGCTCTATCTATACAAGCTAGAAGTGTAGCAGATCTTGGAGAAATTGCTAATGCAATTAGAGCTAAGATTAAAGAAACAGGCACAAATCCTTATAAGTATATAGCTATTGATAATGCTACTAGATTAGAGGAAATATGTCTGCCGTATGCAGCTACACTTTATAGGCAAACTCCAATGGGAAAGACATATACTGGAACTGATGTTAGACAATTACCTAATGGTTCTGGATATCTATATCTAAGAGAAGCAGTTAAAAAGGTTATTAATATGTTTAAAGACTTATGCGATAACTTTATTCTTGTTGGCCATACTAAAGATAAAATGATTAATAAAGAAGGAGAAGAATTAACTGAAATGGCTATAGACTTAGTTGGAAGACTAGGAGATATTGTCTGTGGTGAAGCTGATGCAGTAGGTTATGTCTATCGTAAAAAGAATGAAACTATTATTTCGTTTGAAGGTGGAGATAACTCTGTAAGGGAAGCTAGAGCTCCTCATTTAAGAGGACAAAAAATTGTTATTGCTGACAGTGATGAAAACAATAACATTAAAACGTATTGGGATAAAATTTATTTAGCAGCTTAAAAATTAGAAAGTTATGTATAACAAGGAATTAGCAAAAAGCATTGAAACAAAAGATATTAAATATATTGGTGCAGGTATTCAAGAAAATGTAAAATTAAAATCAGCTCGTACTGAAGTAAGTCCTACAGGATTAACCTTTTTGGAGATTACTTTTGAAAAAGATGGAGCTACTTTGAAACACACTGAATGGAAACCTAAGAAAGGACAATATGTAGTAACAGACGAAGACTTACAACAAGCTGAAAATCGACAGTTTAAACGTATGTTACAAATTCTTTGGTGTTTCTATAAAGATGAAGAAATTAACTTTACTGGATCTTCATTTGAAGAATTTGCTCAATTTATCGTAGATATGTTGAATAATGCAAATAAAGATACTTTATTACGTGTTAAAGTAGTATATAACAGAAGTGGTTATACTACTTTGCCTGGATATTCAGCATATACATTTATTGAACCGATGGAACTTCCAGAAGGACAAAGTTCTGCTATTGTAGCTTTAGGTATTGACCAATTTAATAAACCTATTGAAGCAGATGCAGAAAAGCAGGTAGACCCGTTACAAGCTACTATATCATCTCCAGCAGAAGCAGAAGATGCTTTAAGTAAGCAAGAAGACGATCTACCTTTCTAAACTAAAAAAATTTAGAAAAAAGTAATATTTACGTAAGCTAGAAATAGCCTCGTTTTAAGGAATTGATAAGTGTGCCTAGTTTTAGGCACACATTATTACTAAGTAACTGTAGAATAAGGCTACATCAAAAGGTTCGAGTCCTTTTACTTAGACAAACAAAATCAGAAAGCATATGTACGATAAAGAAAAAGCTAAACTTAGCGATATTACTTTAGATTGGATATTATCTAGAGTAACGGAGTATGATATATATGCTCATTATTTAGGTCAATTTAAAGTAGGTATGATTTATAATAGTCCATTTAGGAAGGATAAAAATCCTTCATTTGGTATATTCTACTCTAAGCGTACAAAACAACTACTTTTTAAAGACCATGGAACAGGTGATTGCGGTAATGTTATAAAGTTTGTATCATTATATACTGGAATAACTAATTATAATGATATATTGCTAGACATAGTAAATAAACTTAAAATTACTAGCGACACTAAACTCGTTAGCTCTAAGCAATATATAGCGTCAACAGAAACAGTAATTGGTGTAGTTCGGCAAGATTTTACAGCTGAAGACATCAATTACTGGTCGCAATTTAATATCTGTATTAACACACTAAAGAAATTTAATGTAAATAGTATTAAATATTATCTCTGCAATGGTATAGTAAAAGGGATTTATAAAAAAGAAAATCCCATGTATGCTTATAAAGTTTATAATAACTTTAAAATATACAGACCTTTAGCAGATAAATATACTAAATGGAGAAATAATTTAGGACAGTATGATATACAAGGATTTAAACAGTTGCCTAAAACTGATAATCTACTCATAATTACTAAATCACTAAAAGATGTTATGTGTTTGTATGAAATGGGTATATCTGCTATTTCTCCAGCATCAGAATCTACATTTATTCCAGATGATGTTCTAGATAACCTTAAGAAGCGTTTTAAACACATTTTAATATGTTTTGATAGAGATACAGCTGGAATTAAATATCTTCGTAAAATAAGCTTTAAAACAGGTTTAAAACCATTATTAGTACATAAGAAATGGAAAGCAAAAGATATATCTGATGCAATAAAATTAAATGGATTTGAAAACATAAAAAATTGGTTATATGAAGCTATTAAAAACTATAGGTAAAATATTAGCTATACCTTTTGACTTAATTACTATTCTAGGAAAAATATCGTTACTTCCTGCTACTATTATTAGTAAGCTATTAAGTGGTAAATTTACTGAATGGAACAAGAAACGTAAGTTTTTAGGTAGTTCTATATCAGCATTATTTAATTCATTGCGTAATGGAAAAGATTATTCATTTTTAATGACTATTGGTTATACTAAAGAAGGAAAATATTATGAACGGTTAGAACGTTTTTCTCTTTCTAAAGGAAACATTATTCATTCTGTAAATTATGTTAAAACAAAATAAGAAAGTACGTAATGCTACTAAACAAGAAATAGACGGAATAATATTTCGATCTAAACTAGAAGTTTATATGTACTAGAAATTAAAAGAAGCTGATATTAAAGTAGACTATGAATTACATAGATATACTTTACTACCAGCTTTTATTTATAATAACTCTAAGGTTAGAGCTATTACTTATTTACCCGACTTTGTAGGAAAAGACTTTGTTATTGAATGTAAAGGATATCCCAATGATGCTTGGGCAAATAGAGAAAAACTATTTAAATATTATTTGAGTTTAAATGAACCAAATACTAAATTTTATATAGTTCATAACAAAAAAGATGTTGATAATTTAATCAATACACTAAAATCATAATATATGAATAAGAAAGAATTTGTTAAAATAGGTAAAGAAATATTTGTTGTACCTAAAGGTAATGAATATGAATTAATACCTAATCAAGTATATAATCTAGAGTGGGATGGATGGAATGAGCGAAGTATATTTAAGGAAAATGGTGAATTAAATTTACCTAGTACTATATATGAAACTAAAAGTGATAGTATTTTTAGAAAAAGAATAATTAACTATTTTAACACTACTACTAGTAATACAACAGGAGTATTATTAGCAGGAACTAAAGGAACTGGTAAAACAGTAACAGCTAAATTATTAGCTAAAGAATCTAATTTGCCAATCATTATAATAGATCCTAAATTTCCTGAAAATAAATTAATAAACTTCTTTAAAACTTTTGAAACTCCAGTATGTATTTTATTTGATGAAATAGAAAAGAAATTTAATACTACAAAGATGTTAGATTTCTTAGATGGAGTTGAAAAGACTGCTAAAAAGCTTATAATTATGACTTGTAATGATACAAGTAATATAAGTGAATATATGGAAGATAGATGTTCACGAGTTCGTTATGTACGCAATTATGACGCTAATGAAAATGTTGAGTTACTGCCTATAATAGCAGATAATCTTAATATTAAAAATAAAGAAGAAGTAATTAAATTTTGTAACGATAATATTTGCTTGTTATCTATAGATAATATTATAGCTTTTATGCAAGAAGTAAAATCTCTTGAAGATGAAGATATATCTTTACAAGATATAATACAATATTTAAACATTTCAACTAAATAGTATGAAAATATGCGGAATAAGTGACATACATGGTAATTTAATTACTAATATACCTAAATGTGATGTATTGTGTATTTGCGGAGATATTATAGAACTAAATATCCAGCGTGATAATGAAAGATCTGAACGTTGGTGGAAGAACAAATTCGTAAAGTGGATTGAAAAGTTACCTTGTAAAAAAGTAATTGTTATTCCAGGTAATCATGATTTTTACTTAGAACATATTTATAATAATAGTTCGTTTGAGCAATTTCGTAAAGAAATGTATAAAACTACTAATAAAAAGTTAGTATTTTTAATTGATCAATGTTATAAGTATGAAGGTATTAAATTCTATGGATCTCCATGGATAGCTCCTATTATGTTCCAGGAAGATAAATGGGCATTTAGTAAAGATGCTAATAATAAATATCAATTAATACCTAATTGTGATATATTACTTACTCATGATAATCCTATAAAAAATCACGCATTAGGATTTATAACATTTGGTAAATACAAATATCATTTATATGGTCACTGGCATGATGGAGATAGTGATGTTAATCTAAAATGTTATAATTGTTCTAGATTAGATGATCACTATAATTTTAAAAAGAACTACGAATTTGTAATTCTAGATATTATGACTGAAAAAGAAAAGAAACAAGTAGAACAAGAATTTCTAGATAGTTTGATTAATGAGGCTCACAATACTCATCCTGATATTAAAGAGTGGTTATCAGCTTATAAAGTTATTAATCTGCCGCAAGACAAAGAAGATGAAGTAGAATGGAATACTTCAGCAGAAATTCTTGATTCAGCTGTAATTAATGATATGGAGGATTAAAAATGAAAGATATTAAATCAATTTTATTTGACGAAGAGATAATAGCTATTGAAGCTGAATATAATAATGTTATTGATAATACTTTAGCTATACAAGCTGAAGAAGAAAAAGTAACTATTAATTATGCAAAATAAAAAGATGGATATAAGTGTTCCTTATTATGAGGATAACTCACGTGTGTCAAATTCTGCTATAGGATATTATATTAATAACGGTCCTAAGTATTATTATAACATGTTATCTGGAAAAGGAGAAAAATTGGATTTTTCTTTTTTAAAAAAAGGAACAATGATTCATGAATATTTACTTCAACCAGAAGAATTCTGGAAAGATTATGTTATTCTTGATTTTGCAATACCTAAAGTAAAACAGCAAAAAGATTTATTAGAAGAATATCATAAATTAGTATTATTAAATCCTTTAGAGTCTCAAGATAAACTTAAATTAGAAGCTTACAGAAAAGCTTATAATAATAAGAAATCTGATGAAAAATGTATTGAAGAAGCTGAAGATCTTATTATGTTATATCAAGATTATCTACAGTATTTAGATAATAAAGATAACAATAAGATTGTAATTAGTTATACTGATTTACAGACTTTAAAGAAGATAAAAGAAAATATTCAGAATCATAAAAAAGCTAACGAATTGCTTTTTAATTTACCATCTACTTTTGAAACTCATAATGAATTTCATATTAATTGGCAAGTTGATAGAATTAATAACATTAAATGTAAATCTTTGCTTGATAGAGTTTGTTTTGATCACGTTAATAAAAAGATAATTCTTATTGACTTAAAAACTACTGTAAATGTCTATGATTTTAAACATTCTATAGAAGAATATGATTATTATAGACAAATAGCTTATTATGGATTAGCAATACAATGGTATATGCAAGAAGTATTAAACCTTAATTCTGAAGAATATGATTTTGAAGCATATATTATTGCAATAGGCAAAGATTCTGAAAATCAAATTAGAGTATTTAATATGAAGAATGATAAAATACTCAGTGAAAAAATTGATTTAATTAACAGTACTTTACAGAAAATTTCATATCATAACAATATAAATCAATGGGATCACTCAGTAGAATATTACGAAGGTGATGGAATTGAAGAAGTTTAATAAATGCTTAGTTTTTCTAAGTGATTTTATTGATGCTAAAATATCTTACTTTGATTGTCATAGTTTTGTAAATATGTATACAGAATGTAAAAATGACAATTCAGAGGGAAAATTATATTTAGTTTATAATTTTGGTAGTAATTATGAACTATCTAAGAAAATACAAGAACTAAGTAATAATAAATATTATTATAATTGGTTTACTACTAAAATAGATAATAAAGTATATACAGTTTTTAGTTTTAAAGTTACTAAAGATAAAATTGATGATCTAGAATTCTGTAAAAAGAATGGAAGATATATTACATCATATGTAGATGCTAGAGAATTATTATTTATTTGGAAAGATTATTTAAAAGACTTTGATGATTTACTTAGCAAAAATTTGCTTGGTAATAATTATACTTGTACTTGTTAAAAAGAAAAGGGTAGGTTTAAACACCTACCCTTTATTATTTTAATTATCTCTATTAGCAATTTGAGTTTCATAATATCTTAGTTTTGAAGGTATATCCTATAACTCCCATAAGTTTTTAAATGGAGTTAACTTTAATCCATATTTTTGAGCTTTAGTCCAATCTTCATAAGCTCCTCTATCTATTTTGTCACTTTTTTCATTACTAATTATATTATAAGTAGTTTCAGGAATTATAGATATTAATGAAGTAAAATTATCATAATAACTATAAATCGGAAAAGGAGTCTTGATAGTATTGATAGCGTCAGATACAGCCCAAGGAGTAACATTCATAAGAGTTTCAAAGTCTGTTCTAATTAAAGCAAATGCTATAAGTTGCCTTATTATAGAATCTTTATCGTCATCTGCCCATGATTTAATAATAGGTAATAATGCCCAATGCAAACCAGCCAACATAGTCATTTCTATACCTAATTGTAATATAGCCTTTCTCTAATCTGGTGTACTATTTTGCATATATTTTTGATATAACTTGATATTACGATTATCTTTTCTCATAGCATTTATTATGCTAAAAGGAACTCTAAATAATGCTTCTTTATATCTCTAAGATCCATAATCCCATTGTCTATTCTATACCCATCTTTCTTGAAGTATTATAGGCATAAATTGACGGTGCATCATAAGTAAACTACCTATTATATTACTACTTAACATAGTTTTCTGAAGAGGCGTAAGCTAACCATCTGCTGATTGTGCTAAGTTTCTAGCAGTACTACCTATAACGTCTCTCCTAGCTTCCCACGCTTTCTAATGTTTCTAGTCTTTAGCTTTTATAGTATAGTCTTTATACTCTACTAAATCATAAGCAGATCTAAAACTTCTCCATTGTCTAAGCATAACTTCATCGTCTTTATATTTATTCTTAAACTCTTCTTTATTTAAGAATTCTCCATTAACATACTTAAAGTTATACATTACAGAGTTTAAAATAGCACCCTTAACAAAGTAATCAGATACAGAGTAAATACCAAAAGCCCAATTTCTAGCTAATTGTGATTGTATAGCTATCTAATTAAGATTGCTAGTACTTAACTCACTGCCTACTTGAAAATATTCCATTAACCTCATCTATTTACTTTTAGTATATGGGCTGAATATATTAGTAATATTCTTAAATGTGTCTACATTAAGTGACTTAACAGCAGAGCACATATCATAAAAATCATAATACCTACCAGTAAAGGAATTAACTAGATGAGCCATAGTAGCTGTTATAAAACCAGTAAAAGCGCATATTAAATTTAAACCTAAATTAACAGTTGTACCAATAGCTTTTAAACCTAACATTACTTTAGTAAAGTTAACTTTTCTAGACTATATATGCATCTTAAAACCGAATATATCAACATCTCTTTCTTTTATATCTACTGTAGCAGATTTAGTTTTGATATCATATATATTCATTTCTACAAAACTCTTAGCAAACTTGTACAGATTTGATTCTTTGCCTTTCTTACTCTTACCTCTTATCTTGCTTTTTACATCTCTATTTCCTATAAATTGTAATATAGCTTCTGTTTTAGGTTTAAGTTCGCTTTTAACTCTAAAGTTTTCAGCCATTTTAAAATACTAAATAATAGAGCCTACCGTATTAGCTGTAATGGTAGCTGGATCTTCTAGGCTTTTAACGAAGTTCTAAGGTACAAAGTGTAACTTATCTTCAGATACTTCTACTATATCTTCATTCATACCTGTGTCATCATTCTTAACAGATGCTTTGTCCTTCCAGTATTCTTTAAACCCTTCGTATCCTCTAGCTTTTACATATCTCCACATAGAACCAGATATCTATGGTAATCTATATTTATTAAGATTAGTAAGATTAGTAAGTTTACTATTAGACTCTTGCATTACATTAACACATTCTTTATATAGAGCTAATAGATTAGTGTCATTCTATATCTCTTCAAAAGCTTTAGTGTTATCATACATATTATCTTTTGGTAAGTAATACTCTCCTTCATCTTCTTCGTAAGGTTTATAATTTTCATTTATAAACGGAGACTGAGGATCTACTTCTGAAAAATACATAGAAGGCTATTCCTTTAGAATGTATTTCTCTTTTACTGGTACGATTTTTGTTAAGTAGGATTTAGGATAAATTACTCCATTAGCGTCTCTATTACAATGCTGTTGTTCAAATACTCCTAAAGTACCATTTTCAATAGCTTCTGAACGTAATTGGTAGAATAGCTAAGTAGGTACTACCTTGGCAATATCATTAAACTTTAAACCTTGTGTTTTTTTCCTGCCATTTCTACGTCTTATTTTAGATAAGTCTATATCTATCTTATCTAATTCGTTCTACGCAGCATTTGGTATTAAACTCTCTATTTCATGTGTTTTATCGTCTCTAAACTGTCTAAGTATTGCACGCTTTCTATTCTACAATTCTTCATATAACTCAGCATCTTTAGGATTAGTTATTTCTGACTTCTCTATCTTAGCTAAGTCATCATAGAATTCCTAAGTATATTCATCTCTAGAGTTATATTTTAACCATCTTTGATATTCAGCTTCACTAAGTGAGGCTTTTTTTTCTGCCTTTACTCTATCAAACAATTCTTTGTTAGATTTAAGCATCATACCTTTAGATAGTTTCTCGTTCAAATTACTTAATTCTAAAGCTATATCATATTCTTCTCCAGTTTTTAGTACACCGTGTATGTCATATATACTAGCAAGTTGCTTTTTTTCTAGATATAGACTACTTAATTTCTTTTGGTTAGAAGGAGATAATTTACTAGTATCGTAATAACCATTTTTATCTTTTACTGTATCTAGTAACTTGTGTATTTTTATTTGTACCAATTCTCTAGCATCTGCTGCTAATGGAGAAAGATTATTAAATAACTCATAATATTCAGGTTTATATTTCCTTTCACAATGTAAAGATAACCATTCGTTCTTACTTTTATTATATTCAGATCGTATAGCTGGATCTATAGTTCTAAAATCTTCTACATCAACAATACCTAATCTACCACGTAACTCTTTTAAGAATTGTTTGTATTCATTGTTAAACTTACCATAATTTCTACGTCTTACCATATAGCCAGTAGGTTTTCCATCTTCGTCTAATTCTATGAGTTTCCTCTGATTATATGTTCCTACTTTATTAAGTAAATCTAACAACTTATTACTAACTGAGTATGTAGCTCTATCTATTTCATATTCAGCTTGTTGTGTTATATGAAACAAAGCCCTGATAGCTTCATCGCTTATTTTATCTCCAGCTCCAATCCATGCTGTTATAGTAAGAATATCTTTACTTACTTTATCTTTATTATCTTGTAAATAACTTTCTATAGTAGGGCTATTTACTGATATACCTACTTTTCTTAATTCATCTGCTGATTGTTCTACAATCCAATTGTCTACATTATTAGCTCCAGTATTCAACAAAGTCTAAATGTTTTTTGCATCTGATAACATTTTATCGTAAGTAGTAGCTCCGATTAAGTTTCTATATTCTTCTACTGAAGTAAGAGTACTTACACAATCATCAATCATAGGACAATAAAAACTAAAGAAATCTTGTTTTAAATCTAATAGCTACTTTAATGGCAGTTTATCAGATTTTCCATTAGCTATATCTCTAATCTTCTTGACAGTTGAGATAGCATCTTGTTTAGTATTATTTATAAAATGAAATATACTAGTTACACGATCTATTGTTTTATTTTCCAATTCAGATATCTATAGTACCAATGCCGCTTTAAATTCATCAGTAACATTTGTATCTTTTTTGTTAATAGTTTTTAATCTATTTTTCAGACCATCGTGTATGTTTTGAATAATACCCTCTAATCTTTTCTATAGCTCTTCCTAAGTGGCATAATCGTATTTGTTAAAATATGCATTGTAGGCTTCAATAAACTCTTGGACATCTTGTTTATATCTATCATTTAATGATTTAGATAAGTAAAATTGTAATGATTCATCTAACTATGATCCTTGCAATCTGCTATCAGAAGTAGAAAAAGATCCTGTATTATTTACAGATTTAATCTTAATAGGGTCTAGTTCCGTTAACTCCTTAGTAGAATTATACTCTGGATCAGATACAAATACCATATCTCCATTAAATTCTGTAATAACAGGTTCTCCATTTTCATCTAATGCTTTAGACTTATCAAACCATGTTTTAAACGTATTTGTAAAGGTTTTAGCTCTACCTTTTATAGCAGCTTGTCTATCACCATTATAATACTGTAGTAAGTCTGAAAATAGTTTAGACGGTTTACCGTCCTTTGTCTAATCAATAGGATTACCATTGTTTTCATTCCAAATGTGGTAGGCTCCTATTTCACCTACCACACTTTTTAATTCATTAAATTCTCTTAGGACATTCTAGTCACTAAAATTTGGACACATTATCATAATTATTCACCTTTACAAGTTTTATACGCTTCGTCACTAAAATTACTATCTGTTAAAGTATTTTCTGTACTCTCAAAGCTATTTATTACATCCTGTACATTTTCATACTCTGCAATACCAGACTCAAGGATAGTATCAAAATATGGGTTCTCTCCAAAAGTCTCATCTGAGAACTACAGCACATCATCACTAATTATAGTTTGAGTAGGGTCTTGTGTATCATAATACATATCCTATAACGTAGGAGATTCCGTCTCTCCTATAATTGTTGTAGGTATTGATTCCTCTTCACCAACTATAATGTTAGTAGATTGAGACTCATCTGTATTATAAACTTCATTTGTAGATTCCATATCAGATCCGTATGTACTCTTTTCTGGTTCTTCAAAACCGTTAACTTGCTCTACTCTTTCAGCCGTTTTTACATATATAGCATCTGTAGATTCATACATGAGTATACTCTTATTTTTATCAACTTGTGCTTTAAACGCTTCTCTTACCTTACTTTCTAATTTAGCACTACTGATAATAGCTTCTTTAGGAAATGCATTCTAAGGAAACGCTGATTGTTCATCAGCCATTTTATTATACTCATAGTATACTTTTTTATCATCTTTTACTCCTAAAGCTGGTATGGCTTTATACACAGATTTTCTAGTATTCTTGATTTCATCTCCATTAGCATCTACTTGATATGCGCTTGCAACTTTTTGATATATTATAAAGTCATTTGGATTAGTAACTCTAACTAACACTTTAACAAAAGGTTTATTAGTTCTACTAATAAATGAGGCAGGTAACGGTCTGCTCCCATCTCTGAACTGTACTAAGTTCAATTTTCTATCATATTGATTAAGTTCATAAGTTGGTACTAACTTCTCATTTCTACTAGCATTTCTAGCAATCTCTGTAAATATCTAAGAATAATTACCATTTTGTATTCTTTCAGCGTCAAATCCAAAGAAGTGCATACCTTGTAAGGTATCATCATTCATAATATTTATTGCAGCTTTAATAGCATCTGGATATCCTTTTGATTTCTTCCAAGCTGTAGTTATAACATCAAAGAACGAATCTACTCCTCTATTATCAAAACTAGTAAGGTAAGCATATAAGCCTAATTCATCAGCGAACTTTCTTATACTACTATCTTCACATTCTAACAAATCCTAGTAAGAAGATAATAATCTGTTTTCATAAGTAGAGGTATTAGTAAGAGCATTATCTGATGTTACTATTCTATCATATTCTTGTAAAGAACCATCTGAAGCATATTCTTGTAAGTAGTTTAGTATCTCATTCTTTATGACTCCATTGAACGAAATGGCTGGCAAATCATTACGTTTTCGCAACTCATTTTTAATTTTAGTTAACTATTTAGCCATACTATTAGGACCTTTTAACATACTTAAGAACTCAGAATCACTGATTTTGAAATCAGGTAAGTTATTAACTACAGCTTTAGTTCTCAACATAGTAGTAATAATTTTAGACAAATCAGTTACTAACTAACCATCTGAAGAATTGCCTATAAAGAAATCACATGCTGCATTAAATATTTTCTTATATCCTTTAGTAGCTTCAATTACTTGATTACTTAATAATATTCTAGGAGTATTAATAGCAGAGTCTAATTTTCTTTTTAAGAAGGTGGAAGATAAATAATAATTTATAGGCTTTTCTATATCATCTCTGTTTTTAATATAAAATCTAGCCTAATAATTATCAATATATCTATCAAGTCTTCTCTTAAAGTTCAATTGTAAAGGCAATGTATTTCCGAACTTCTTAGTATCAATCTAAGATAATTGAACTAAGTTAGATAGCACCTCTGTATCCTGAGATAAATCTTGATAAGCTCTTATTGATATTACTTGTTGATATAAACCGTGCGCAGAATAAGGGTCTTTTAATGACTTAGAAGCTGCTTCTTTGTTAAATACCTAACTATAATCAACTTCTACACTATCGTATCCAGGTATTTGAGATAACCCGTACTCGCCAGCTAATCCATTGTAATATTGAGTGTATGTAGCTTTATCCTCACTACTACTTGGCATATTTATAAGGAGGTCTCTTAAATATTCCATACAATCTTTCGCTATCTGCTTAAGTTTGTCTTTTTCAGTTACTCCTGTTTCTGCACCAATAATACCTTTACTTTCTAACATCTCTTTAGTAAATCTACGTAAAGCAGGCTGCGCTAAGAAGTAGAATGTGCTCTCACCTTTACCTCCTCGCAATAATAGAGAAGTCATATTATAAGTAATAGCATTAACATTAAGTGTCATAATGTACGGGTCTTTGGCAACGTCTACATGAGCATTGATCATAGCGGACAACCAGTCCATAATGCGTTGATTATCTTCCCCTGTTACCTCATCTAAAGCTCCTAAATTATATCTATTTGAATTAGAATAATTAATGCACAAATGGGTAAATTGTGTAAGAGCGTGATTAGTTGAATTCAAAGCAAATGGAGCAATACCAGCTTTACCTCCAGTATATTCAGTCTTTCTTGATAATTGAAATGAAGGAGCAAGTTCATACATTGGTTTTACCTCTGTTTTATTGCTAGGCTTAACAATAGGTAATACTTCCTTTTGTAGAATTTTAGTAAGTGTATCAATAGAAGCACGAGTCTCAGCAATATTAGTAAAGTCAGTTAACACTAGTGAATAATTATCCAATAGTTTATTTATATTTCCTTCTTTACTATCTTCTTCTGAATCTACTCTAACTCCATCTTTATAAGCATATGTGGCTAAATATAACTTATCTACGTCAAAATCAGAACCAGTCATTGCTGTAAACTCTTCTGGTACAATTATAGTATCTCCAATAGTCTATGGCATAATATCTGCTACCTAGAATGCAAACATTGAGGATAGACCTTGGGTAGGAATACGATAACCTATACCATACGGTTTAGAAGAGTCCCCTATAATGTTATTATCAATTAACCATTTTCGTTTAGTACTATAACTAGCATCTTTGAGCTCTTTGGGCAATATATCTCTAAAGAAGTTTTCACTAAGTATTACCTACATATGACCTTCTTTAGCTAAGAATTTAAGTTTCTTACCTTCATTAAAAGCTGTAGCCAAACCTTCATCTGTTTTCACATTTCTACCAACTGCCTCATACGCGAAAGAAGACATCTGAATAGCAGAACCACCGGGAGTATTAACATCTACTACTGCTTTGTTTACAAAGGATGTTATCTTAGTTTGAATCCAGTCTCTAATACTTTGAGCCTCAATTGGAATTAAGATATCTCCATTATCATCTACAGTTAAGTTAGCAACTATTTCAGCAGACATACCAGAATTAGTAGCTTGCCTCTATAAATAATTAACTATTTTTCTATTATCGACGTGACCTTTAGTAAAGAATTCCTTTCTTATTTCATCCTATCCTATCTTTGATAGAGAGTTAATAGCATCCATAATATTACGCTTAATATCTGCCCCTTTTACTGCTAATCCTTTGTTTGCTCCATAACTACGTGTATCTACAACGTTCGCAAAACCAATCTTAATAGCTTGAGTACCAAATGCTCTTTCTAAATGTTCATGAGGGTCAGTATTTAACTGTAATCTGATTTGATTAAGATCTTGAGTATAAGTAGCCAAACCATTTCCGTTTCTACCATCTATATCACTAGGTTTATCAAGCTCACTTAAATTAGCTTTACCATCTTTATAGTATGACAGTTTCTGTCTACTACCTACTTTAATAGCTGATTCGAAAGCTACCATATCTATTACTCCCTTGCTTTCATCATTCATACGGTCATATAAATACTTGTTATCGGCTTTAGCAAACGACTTAAACAATGGGAAAAGAGCCATTTTATCAAATGTATTAACGTTCATACCTAGCGTTTCGTCAAAATGATCACCGAAGTATACCATCTTAAGAGGTTGCGTAATTGCTTTTACAGCTTTGTTGTATAAATCTACATCTGATAACCAATCATCAGACTCTTCCATAATCCTATATGCTTCAGCTATTTCATCACTCCACTCACCAAGAGCAATCATCATTTTCTTATAGAACTCTGGTCTAATATATACAGCAGCATCCGCTTGGTTTATCTCTCCATCTGAATATGGTTTTGCACTAGCTTTAGCTTGTTTTTCAATAAATTCTATTGCTTTGGGATTTTTCTTTTTAAGTCTACCCAAAGTAGCATTAATAGATTCTGGTTTAACTCCGTTCAATGCTTGCTAATCTGTAAGATTAAACTCTTTTTGATACATATCTTTTATAAGAGATGTTCTAAACATCTAATACAAAGTATCATATACAGTAGAACCTATTTCATTATCTTTTAATTGTAATACTTGAAATTTTGAGTTGGTTCTATTTTCTTCATCTTTAGTCTTACCGAACTTTGTTCTAAGATTAGTACCAGTAGATAATACTGAAGATAGACGCTTGATTTTATCAACATCTCTACCTGTGATCATATAGTAAGCAGAGTATTCAGAGGGGTTTCCATCCAATTCGTTATTATCCTAACGCTTAGATACCCATTCTTTAAGAGATCTTTCATTAGATATTACAGGCTCAAATGATGCATCATTTGGTTTATATATTACCAGTTCTTTTTGCCATTTATATAAAGCTGGGTCTCCAGTAAAACATTTCTCTATCTCGATAGTTGATATAGCACTATTTATGGCATGTGAAGCTATTACTGAATATACTAAATCACTTTCTTTATCTTGACTATCTATATCAGAGAACTTAGTTTCAAAACTTTCATCTACAATAAACTCATCCTCTTCCTTAGCTTTTTTATTTTTCTTAGATTTACTATCTTTCACAGATTGTGGAGTGTGAAGTATATTATCTGGAATATACTTATTTTCTAATTTCTTAGATATTACTCCTAACTCTATAGCTTTCTGTACTTCATCATTAGCATATTCTACAAGCATAGTATTAATAGCATCATTTATACTAGTATCTTTATCTAACGCTTGCTTAATAACATCTAATAAATTTTTAATAGCTACTTCATCATTGGCATACTCAGCTTTAGCTAGTTGCTCATTTAGATTATATTTAACTCCATCTATAGTTAATACATTGAAATATCTAAATCTACCTCCATTTCCGTCAGCATAGTTACCTTTTTTAGTTCCATAGTAATTACCTACTTGTAAATTAGGATTGTCTATTACCTGTTTTTTAGTAGCAAAATATTTCTATATTGCATTATATTCATCTCTAAGATATCCTTTAAAAATACCAATAGTTCTATCGGAAAATCTTCTTTCCGTTCTAGTGTATTTAGCTCCGATAAGTTCCTAAGTATCTTTGTCATATTCATACTCTGAAAATACTGTAGAAGGTAAGAAGTCCTTAACCATCTATATTCCACTAATAGTATGCCAAGTTTTCTTATCTGACATTGTAGGACAAAACAGATGATTGTTAAATCCAAAAGTCATTTTAGATATATAATCTTCTATAGGAGATATACCGAAGTAGTCTCTATTAGTATTCTATAGATTTTCTTCTAAGTTCAGATAGGTACTAAGTTTTATAATGCTAGGTTTACTATTTAAAGTAGCTAGTAATAAAGAGTTAGCAGAATATGGGTTCTTGCTAAGAAGATCTCTTTTACCATTAATATCTTTCTTTAGCCATCTTATTTGGTCAGACATATAGTTGTTCTCTGTAATAGGATAGACTAAGTTGCCCCCTGCTCCAGTAACACTAAATTCTTCTGGTGATGGGTGAGTTCTACCCCAAGCTATAGCCATTTGATTTATTTGAGCTTTGGGGTTTCTAGTAGTAAATATACGGTCAAATGATCTAGCAGTACTACCACCACGAGTAGCTATAGAACTACTTCCATTTTGTGATGCTGTATTAATATTATTAAGTATACTCTTAACAAAAGATGTACTAGGAGTAGTACCATGCCAGAATTGTTTTAATGACTTATAATCAGGTTCTTTAGCATTATTGCTCAACAAATAATCTAATGATAGGTCGTCCATATTTATAGATAAATTGTTACATATATCTATAAATAGTTCTCTGGCTTGTGTATACTGTTCTTTAGACAATTCAGCCCTATTTAATAGGGAATCCAACTTAGTTTTTTTACTCCATATAGCACTTAAAAATTTACTACTGTTAATAGTTCTAGTACCATCTGAGTTAACATCTATCAAATCGGACATAAAGAATGCGTTAGACCATTGTTTTGGTAAACGACTAGTCTTTCGATATACATCTGAATCCTATATTCTCCAATTAAGTTCTTTAGCTATTTGCTCAGTAACATATTGAATTTGCTCATCAGAACCCATAGTTTCTGTTTTACTCAACACTCTTTTTTCTACTATAATAGCTACTAAACTATTTTTAGCACTTTTAACTGTATTAAGTAACTATGTTTTAGTAACCTCATCTATTGGGTCATCTTTGGATGTTAACTTATTATATAAAGTCATAAAGAATGGGTCAGTCTTACCAATATTGTAGCATTCATCTACTATATCTAAGTAACTTTCTACATTCCAAAGATTTTCAAGTACCTTATTCCATACCACATTAAAATCTTCAGATCTTGTAGTCATAAGTAAGTCATCTTCTACCTCTACTAATACCTTTTCTCCAGTTTCTGGATCAAATTCGTATCTTGTTTTCGGTATGGAGTACAATAGTAATTTAGCTTTAAATGCTACATTAGCTTTCTTACTTATTGTGTAACTTTCCTTATCCCAAGTGTTATCTGGTTTACCTGTATCTATATCGTTTTGCTCATCTTGCTAAGCTTCTGGATTATTCTTTTTTATAATACTGAAGTTTCTTAAATAGTCGTCAATCTGCTTTTTAAATACTTCCTTATTACTGATTACGTCCCTTATTAATTGTTCAGTTTCTTCTGGATACATACCCATTTCTAGATTAGTAGCAAGAATATCCTCAAATATATCATCAATCTTTTGAGGCAAGTCTTGTAAATCTTCTATTTTACTAATGTTAAATGTATCCATAACTGTAGCATTAAGAGAATCTACTACAGCATAGAAAGTAGAAGCATCGCCTATAGAAGCTATTTTTTTTAACTGATCTTCTGATACTCCAGGAACATAATAATTTAAGAATCCTCCAAATTTATCATTGAATTCTTTCATTAAAGATTCAGATGGTTTATATTGTTTAAATTCCCCTTTTCGTATTTGTTTAAACAATGTTCTTACTAAATTACCATTTCTGGTTATTCCAAATGCGTATTTGATAGCACTGAATGCTTTTTTGATTCTATATTTTAAAGACTTGAGGAATGGTCTATTTTCATTGAGCATGTACTCTTTAAATTCTTCAGCAAGAGCTTCTTCTATTTCTCTCTTAGTTGCATTTTCAAATTCTGGGTGAAGACTTATATAATCACTATAAACGTTTTCTCTTACTTTATTACTCAATAACAAGTTACTAACATAGTGGAATGCTTCATGATACTCTATTCCCTAACCAGCTTGTTTTGATAAGAATATTCTAGCTATATAATCTTCACCTAATCTATCCATACATGTTTTAACAGCACCATACACTTCAGGAGCTCCAGCCATTCTGAATACTGCTTCAGAAACTATTATATCAGATTCATCTAGCCCTAGTGTGTCATGTAACCATTTTCTTGCCTAGGTTTCATTGAACTTACCTTCACCTTTAAATTGCGAAGCAAGACCTCTTTTAGCCACTTTCATAGCAGCTTTAAGCTGTCCATCTTTTCTAATTATCTACCATTTACCTACTTTATACTTGTATTGGGGAGAGTTAACTTTCATCCAATCTCTAATTTGTTCTTCTGACCAGCTTTCCTCAGTAGAAACATACTGTATAGTAGACTTATTGGTTACTTCTTTCTATTGTAATTCTTTATCTTCTTTTATTTCAGCATCGTGTTTCTAAATACTAGGTTTGCTATCCACTTTTGGTTGTTGTGAAACACTTTCTGTTATCTAAGGTACAGCAACCCCATCAGCATATATAAAAGGAGCTTTAAATATAGTATCTCCCAAGTCTGTTTGAATCTTACCAGTATTAATCATCCAAGCTAACAACGATACAGGACCATGCTCAGTACCAATTCCTAGATCTTCTCTAGTAAAAGATAGATCTTTTAACCCAGCTATCTTATATACTTTCTCATTGGGGAACTATTTGAAATAAGATTTACCCAAATTCACAATTCTTGAAGGTATTGGTTCGAGTAATGCATATTTCTCAGTATTCCAGTGCATGTCTTTAGCTATCTTTCTTATAGCGTTTTTCTTAACTTGCTCTGATACTCTGTTAGGATTGAATTCTACTCTACTATATGTACCATTTGAATTCTTAACTGCATATTGCAAATGAGGTCTATTAGGATCTGTTTCATTATAATATAACATCTTATCTAGTAAGAACGGATATTTCTCACCTACTTCTTTACTTATAAGAGTTTTAGAACCATTTCTAACTATTATATCTAATACATCCTATTCTGCTCCAGCTAGTTTTATTTCACCAACTAATAGCTTATATGCAAGCTCAGCCACTGAATTTACTTTATTGCCAGAACCTAATTCAATATCTTCACCATATATATTTGTATCTAATTTTGCTATAGATAATTGAATCGGAGCGATTGCACCATTAGGAGTTTGTTCTTTCTTAGGTATTAGATATAGTGCACCAGATCTACCTTTGCCTTTACTGTCTACTAATTCAGTATCAGAACCCAGTTTACGTATAACAAATGGTTCAGATACAAATTCCTCAACAGAACCAGTTCCATATCCTATTTCTAGTTCTCCGTTACTAATAGCTTCATCTAAGGCTATAACATTATCAGTAGGTAGATTTAAATCAGAAACTTGGGTTAACTTTCTTCTGAGAGGAGCTTCATCAGCAGTTTTTTGATTATTGAACTCTCCGTTGCTTATTCTTAAACCAGCAGGCTTAACTGTTTTAATTATGTTAGTGGGAATAATTTTATTGGACCCCAAATAAGAGTTTACTATCTTTTGACGTAACGCAATGAGTTGCTCCTTCTGCTATTGAAGCATTTTTATCTGTTCCTGATTATAATTTCCACTAGCAATCTCTTTATCTACGTAATCAGGAGTTCTTAATGATGCTATCATTACTCCATCAGTATCTTCTATAACCAAATGAATAGCTTGTTTATAAACATCTCCATCTCCATATTTATGGTTGGTAACAATAAAGTACTGATTAGTAGTATCTAACCATCCGTTCTTAATTAATCTGCTAGCTAATACAGAACCAGACAATACATCTAATTTCTCTCCTTTACTATTAGTAAAAACTACAGGCTTACCGTTTACTGTAACATTCATCGGTTCTGTAGCATTAGGCTGGAAAAAGAAAGTGTTAGATACATGTTTTACTTTCTATGTCTTTCTGTTAGTTAAAGCGTCAGTATCGTTTACTACTCTCTCTGGATGCTTATTAGCAAAAGCTGTTTCTCCATAAGTCTCTATTTCTATATCCTCATTGGATAATAAGTATTCAGTCTATAAAACATCATCTGACACAAAGGTAGTTCCATTTACGTACACGCCTCCGTCTACTATAGTAATAGGAGTCTGTTCTGGTTCTTGTTTAGACTATTCAACCTAATCTGAAGTAGGAGGAACAGGGTTACTTTCATCCTTAATTACCTACGCTTGTTTCTCAGTAGCTTTTTCTACAACATTATCCTCCAACGGAGTATTGTCCTAAGTAGGTTGTTCTACTTTAGGTTCATCTTCAGTAGATTGTGCTGTTCTATTATTAACATCTTCGGCTTCTAATTCAGCTGGACTAGGTGTACCAATCTGTACAGAACCCAAGTCTGATTGCTATTCTATAACAGTTTCTGTAGAAGCTTGTATATTACGTATTTCCTCTTCTTCTTGTATTCCAGATTGTGTCTACTCTTCTAATGTAGGTTCTACTATTGCTACATCATCTGAACCTGGTTCAATTATTAATTGTTTTCCTTTTCTCTATGCTTCGGCTTCTTCTTCAGCTTTTAATATTTCATCTGCTGTAGATAATGCTCCAACTTGTGGCTCTGAATCCACAATACCTTCTTGAACTGTAGGCTCAGGTTTTACACCTTCTAATACAGGAGATTCGTAAACTTGTTCTTTGGTTTGTTCTTGTTGAGAGCTTTGTTGCTATGCTGATTCAGTCTAAATGTCAGATTGCTCTGGTTCTGGTAATACTTCACCTTCTTCTTCTTTTTCTCTAGTTGCTATTTTTTCCTGAGATTTAGTTCTATTCATATGCTGAACAAACAAAGCATTAGCCATAGCTATTTTATGCTTATCTGTTTGTACTAAATCTTCCATTTCCTTTAACAACTTAGTGTCTTCAAGTATGTCAACTGCATTTTCATAGCTTAGTTTACCTGTTATATATGGCAGTACTTGTTTTTCAATATTATCACGTACAGCCTTATTCATAGCGTAAGCTGTAAAATATTGCTTTATTTCATCACTATTGATAGGATCTTGAACTAAGTTGATGTCATTTATTCCAAGAGTTTTTGATAAAGAATTTATTCGGTCATTTACTTGTTGTGACAAATTATCTATCTCTTTGTCGATAGCTTTTACTCCAGAAATATTTACATGAAGTCCAGTATCTGAAGCTACTTCAGATAGTTGTTTTTTTCTATTTTTAATAGCTTCTTTTAATTCTGACAAAGCTTGTCTTTGCAATTTTAAAAAAGATATATTGTATAGTACTTTACTATATTCTTCTATAGTGGGTTTTTTACTATCATCTTGCTGATCTTTAAATGTAGCATCATATGATTCCTTAGCCTTTTGTAAGAATATTTCATCAAGATTATTCTATCCAGTATCAACTAACTTTTCTAGTTCCTTGGATATATAATCGAAATCACTTTCTGCTTCTTTTAATCTTTCGCTAATATGTACATAGTTCTTTATTATTCTTTTATGATCATCACTACCCCTATCTATGCCTAAGTTTTTCAGATTATCATTCAACGATTTGTTATGATACTCTGACCAAATTTTAGTAGCTAGCTATTTATCTTCTTCAATCATCTAATCAGTTACTCCGCTCTGTTTAAATGATTTCATTGATTCTAAGTAATCAGTAACGTACTTCAAACCTTTACCAGAATTTGTAGCATCCAAGAATACATCCATTTTGTTATCTTTCTCTGCATTATCGTATCCTTTAGCTACAAGCATATTCATATTCTTATCAGAAGCATATTGATTAGCTATATCCTTAATTTTCACAGCGTTACCAGCTATTGGCATTATAAATCCTATAAAACCACCAATATCCATGGCTTTTCTGAGTTCTTCGTCAGTATTTAAGTAGTTATCATTGGATAATCCAAAGTATGCTAAATTGGCTTCTAAACCTAATAATCCAGCTTCAGCAGCTGCTCTTACGGGACCAATACCTTTTTCTCCAATCTTATCATACTCTCCTCTCTGATATCTAGAACCAACCACACTTTGTATACCTTCTTCTGTTCTTTCAGATAACATGGTAATACCGTTAGCCTTAGCAAAACTGCCTATGTTTTCCAATAAGTGTTTTCTAGTTATATTTTTACCAATATTTCCAGATGTTTTTGTTAAAGCTTTAGCAATGGTTTTAGATGCCACTTTATCTAATCCTAGTTGTTCAAATACTCCTGGTACTTCTTCAAGAGGTCTCTGTATTCCTTTTCGTTTAGCTAACTATTTACTTGCGTTATTCCACAATATTTTACCGCCATAAGAGAAAGGCATTGTTTCTAAGTAATCGACATAGCTTAGAGCGTTATTTACATCTCTTACTTCCTATAAGCCATTAAATGCGTCAGAACGTATCGCTTCAAAATCCTATTGATCTGTAGATAAACCTTGTGCTAAACCAGCTTGTAGTGTTTCCTGATCGTCCATGTTATCTACTTCATATCCTAATTTTTCTAATTGTGGAATCCATTGTTGATATACACGGTCTAAGTCTGATTTACCTTCGATTGCACTGGTTAATATTCGTTGCTGATAGTTGTCAAAAACTTCGCTAGCAGTTTCAGAATGTCTATAGTGTTTAGCCATCCATAAGTTAAATGCCTGCTCACCTAGGGCTATAGCTGTAGCTATATGACCAACATATGGAGTTTTAGTTAAAGCACTTTTAACAGCTAAGCTTCTAGCAGCTTTATTAGCTAGTACAGATGCTCCAGTTTGTAAAAACATTAACTCAATTTCAGACAAAGAACTACCTATGTGTCCCAAGTTATAGAACCAAGATTTTGGGTCTGTTATTGATAGTTCAGAGGTATTTACTTTATCTTCAAATTCTTTTGACAAGGAAGCAGGATCATATAACCATCCGCCTTTTTTTAAGGTGTTCTGTCTCTTTAAAATGTCATCAGTTTTATCTCCATACTCATTCTTAGCATTATTTAAAGCCTCAGATAACAATTCTTGCCTCTATTTGTCATCTATTTGCTGTTGTTTAGCGTCCCATAAGAATTGAGTATCATCTTCATTTAAAGCATTATCCTGTAGTGCTGTAGCTATATTATCAAAGGGGTTTACGTTGAATATGTTTTTGTCAGTAAAATCATTTAAAGCAGCTTTTACATTAATCAACATATTACCATGCAAACCTCTATTGTTAGTATCATAGAATATATCACGTATGTATGGATTTGTTTTGGCGCTTTCTTTTATCTTTGGCTCTAACTCATTAACAACTTGAACGGCTTGTCTCTGCTCATCATTCAACGTGGCAGCTTGAGGTATAGAATCTACTATTTGTTTAGCGTTCAAATAAGCCTGAGCCTATTCTATTTCTGGAAGCCATCTAGCCTCAGTCTCCATTAGATTATCTTGTAACTTACTTAAACCTACGCTTAGTCTTTCCTTTCCAATATAATTTACTAAATTTTTAGTATTGTCTAAAAAACTAACTAGACCCTTACCTAATTCGTACATTACTTCCCCGTCGTGTTTAACAGCATTTTCAGGAGACCATTCTACTACAGGCTCTTCAATTTCAGTAGTTAGTTTATTAATATTATATTTTTCTGGTAGATTATCTAAATCTATCATACTAGCATACTGAGACATATTGTCCTTCACTAGGTTTTGTTCCAGTGAAGGAGAATTCAAATCAAATTTATTTTTCTTAGCCATACTTTATATTTTTATTTATCGTCTTCATCTTCATCATCTTCACCAGCGGAATAACCTACACCATACGCATCTCTTTGCGTAGATGAAAATAGCTCTCCTCTAGCTGCATCTGACATAGATAAACGCCAAGCTTGTTGATCTAAGTATTCTGCATTTAACTGACCATTAGGGTCTGGTATTTTGTTTAACAAATCTATTTGCCAGTACATTGTTTCATTACTCATTGAAGAAGAATATTTACCCTCATGTTCATACTCGTCATGATATCCATCATCTTCATTAAAATATCTACCTGTAAGCTATATTTTCTTTTCTCCTTTTTCTACATCTATAGAATATGTGGATTTACCTTTGTTATTATAAATTCTTTTAGCTCCAGATATTATCATATCTCTGTCCGTAATACCTAATTTATCTAATGAACTTTGAGGTATAGCCACAGTAACTATCTGACTACTGTTTGGGGAAACTGTATCCCCATTTTTACTAGGTAAAGTAATGAAGTTACCACCTTGTAATACTATCATGTCGTTTACTCTACCACTTTTTAAAGCCTAACGGAACTTATCTTTACTATCGCTAACGTGCTTTAAACCAGCAATTTCTGTGAAAACATCTGTAGCTAAGTCTAATCCCATACCGTTAGTTATCACTCTTCTCTTACCAAAATCAGTATCTACTTTATCAGAAGATACGCCAGGTATAGTTTCTTGTAGCAAATCATTTACCTTACTATTTTTTAATGGAGTAGACAGTCTGTTCAATATCTCATTAGTGGCATTAGCTAAAGATATATTAGTAAGTTTATTATCAACCATATACTACGAAAATATATCTTTAAATAGTTTTTGGGGAGTATAACTTCTAGCTTCTTCTCTAATTTTGGTTAATTGAGCTTCATATGTATTAGCTGCTAGTTTATCCCCACTTTCTAAAGCCTTTTGATATTTATCATATATCTGATTAACTTGCTCAGAGTATTTTTCTCTAACGTAATCTCTAGTACCAACATTGAATGTCTAACTTCCTGTAGTAGCAATTGATTCTGTTAATCTCATAGGTCTAGAAGTGGGTTGCTGATATTTATTTTTAAGAGAAGCAGCATAATCCAATTTAGCCAACGGATTTAATTCTCTATCTTGATAAGCAAACTCTCTACCAGCTGTAAATAAAGATCTAGCAAACTGTTCTTCAGCTTCCTATTTGCTTAATCCTTGTCTTTGAAGAATTTCTAAATGTTTTTGTGCTTCTGGGGTATTATATATAGAAGATAGATTCTTAGCTAACTCTGTATCTGTTCTATCTGTAGACACACCTCTCCAATCATACATACCTTCTTGCTTAATAAATCCAGGTTTCAGGTTATTGACGAAAGGTTCTACTAATTCTCTTTCAGATTTATAAGCCAATGGAGCAATATCATTATATATGCCACTATTTACTGTATCATAATTAGTAAAATCTACATAATGCCACAACGGATTATATTTACCAGCTAACATAAGTTTCTAATTAACAGCCTATCTCTAAAGTAGTCCTTCACGACTTTGTTGCAACTGACTTAATTCATTATATGGTCTAGAGTTTATAAAAGATTGTATCATCGAACGACCTTCAGCAGTTTTTATCAAATCAGGGTTTGCAGCTAATTGATTCACTATGCCTTGAGCAGCTCCAATCGTATAGTCATAAAATCTTTTTGTATCTACTGCTGATGGTGATCTAAATTCACCCCACTTACTAAATTGGTTTGCTAAATCGTTGTAAGCTTTATCTACTCTTTCGTTATTTGCCTTACCTATAGCATATAGCTATTCGAAAGGAATTGGAGTATACTGACTAATATACTCACTTTCTATTGGTTTATCAAATCTATTAACTGCCATAACTTAATCTACTGTGTAATTCTTTTAATTGTTTGGACGTCATACCATATTCTAAATACGGCAACATAGCTTCTAACATTGCCCAATCTCTGTTCATTAAACGCTTGTCTCTACTGATAGCTTGCAATCTTGTAGATAAATCACCATAACCTTGTCTACGTATATTTCTAGCTGTAGCATCGTTCTAAACCTGTTCATTAGCTGCTATATGTCTTGCATTAGCATACTGCTGCCCCCATTGATTTGCTATCTGTGCATTATTAAATGCCATTTGATTTTCAGCATTATTCTTTTGAGAGTATGCGTCAGCTATTGCATTGTTTCTATTTACTGCTGATTGTATACCAAACGCCATGTTAGCTCCTGTATATGGATTTATATTAGCCATGTTGTATCTTGCTATAGCATCACTAGAAGCAATCTAATTAAGTAAAGGATCTATGTTATATTCGGTAGGACCATAAACTGGGTCATATGTATAAGTATCTACTTGTTCTGGTCTACCTGCTGATATATTACCTATAGGACCAGCTAAAGCAGCTAAGTTACTCATTAATCCTCCTAAATTAGCAGGAGCTATTGCATCCTATACTCCAGCACTAGACGGGGTTAATTTTCTATTAACGTTTATTTTACCAGGATTACCAGTGTAATTAAAATAAGATCCTCTTTCATTAGAAGAATCTACATTACCTATTGGAGCATTCACTGTAATAGGTGTTCTACTAAAGTCTTGAGTATTTCTGCCAAATCTAGTTTTATTAGGAATACTTTGAGACTCTCTGCTTTTAGCTGTAGCAAACGTTTGTCCAATTTTATGCCAATCTCCATACTTTTTATCCGTCATCAAAGCTTTAGCTTCTTGCACAGTAGGTATTACTCCTTTATTCTTACCTAAATAAGTAGACATATCACCGTATTTACCACTATAAATATCCTTTATATCCTGATCTGTAATATTATTAACCCAGTTAAGATATTCAGGTTTATAATTGTTTGTAGTACTGTCCCAATATGGAAATTTACTCATATTAGTATTATATTTGTAAGGTTTAATTCTAGGTGAAATGCCATTACTATCTGTACCTTTACTATACTTATTAGCTTTATTAGAAGCTTTGTTTTTTACTGACTCTTGTAATTCTAATAGTTCTTGATAAGCCAGTTGATTATTAAGCTCATTTAATCTCTTACTATTCTGAGCATAAATATCACCACCTTCTTTTGCTTTTCTCATTAATTTCTTTCCCATTTCAGCAAATGTCTTTTTAGTTCCTGGAACTTTTAACTTGTCACTTAGTACCTGAGTTCCTACTGGTACATTAAGTAAATTAGAATCAGTTGGTTTACCTTCCTCTGGTATTGAGCCTATTGTACCATCTGGAGTTCTAATTAATTCTCCATCATCTAAGTAAGCCATAGTAGATGGAACAACACCACCTTTAGATAGTGATAAATTATTATAACCATTGTTCATATAGTAATCAGAAGCTATTTGTTCTGCATTGGATCTAGCTTGTATGCCGTTTCTTATCTTAGCTCCTCTATTCTGTAAGTATCTCTTACTATGACCAAATAAGCCAGCTATACCAGATGGATTAGTAACTTCACCTGTTTGTTCATTTACATCTCCACCAGTTCCCATAGAAGATGTTATTAAACCTAATCCTCCTCCTATAATAGCTCCAGGTACTCCAAACTGAGCACCTGCCATAGCTCCACCTGCTACTCCACTTAATATACCACCAGCTGTAACCTAATTTCCCTATGTGGCATTACCTATCATATTTAATCCTGCACCTATTGCATCAGTAATCTAATCTACTCCGTATGCATATTTAGGTATGTTTATTTTCTTTTTCATATTATAGCATAGAATATCTATAAGTTGTCTTCACATAAGGAAGCTTAAACTCTTTGTTATTATTACAATCGAATGTATAATTACATATCAAATATTTTCCTCTCATTCTACCAGCGTAAGACATATTAGTCTATTCCTATTGATATGGGTCATTCTATTTTTCTCTACCGATTGGAAATCTATAATTGTCCTCTCTATGATCTATATTTTCCCAATTAATTGGTTCTGTTTCCTAAGTTTTAGTAGTGAAATATATGTTCTTTAATATCTTAGTTTGATCCTAATTAGTTGGGTCTGTAAGATCTGCGTACATCCATTGGTTATCAAATACCTTAGTCTGAGCCATATCTTTATTAACTACAAATCTAATATAAGAAACTCTCTCTTCTTTTACTTCACTATTTACATCATACATATTATGTAAGTAATAACAATTATTATTCTTTATAGTAACAAGTCTAGTAGAAAATGGGAAGAACCAATTTGGATTATGAGTATAGAATGATGTAAATACCCCTAATTGTTCATTGAATATAAGAGATCTATCATATACTCTGAACCATACTTCATTGTATTTCTTATCGTAAAATGATACTGGATTAGTTCTAGCTTTATCTGGTAAACGATTAAGGTAAGTTTGAACAAATTTAACTTTAGACAATTCATTAAATCCGTTACCTAATGAGCATAACACATTCTTATCAAGATCATACCAGTATATAGTAGTCTCTGAATTAGTAATACTCTTATCGTTTACTATACTATCTCCATTTAGTGTAACCAAGTAGTCAAATCTAGTAAGTATACCACCTGTACCTAATACTAATGCTCCAGCGTTATTATCGCTTATAAGAGATCTATCATTTACTGATGCTATTCCAACTGCACTATCCTAAAAATAATATAACCTATTTTTAAATACTTTTAAGTTAGTTATTGGTCCATAAGAACTATCTACATCTAAATAATTAGCAAACTTGAATTTAGTCCAACTATCTGTTTGTTCGTTATTTGTCTTTAACTCAGAACATGTAATTCTATTAGAACTCTTAATATCATCTTCAGCATACATAGACTTTTGTATATAGCTTTTACTAGTACTAGAACTAGAATATGCCGCATTGTATGCATACATAGGTACACTCTATGCAGATATAGTATTCAGAGTTCCAGGTTCTGTAGTATAATATATATTGGCAGAACCAACTGTAGTTCCTGTTCTAGAAGGCAATGTTTCTTGGCTGAAGTGAGTATCATTTCTATAATATAAGTTAACACTAGATTCCAGCGGTATATAACATCCAACGTATCTCTTATAACCATTCATATCAGTAGATACATTCTTAGTAAACAACAAAGTATGTGAATAGTCAAATACTCCTAAGTAAGTATCTCCACCAAAGCAGATAGGATTATTATAGTCATCCCAAGTAGGTTTTACATAAGTATTAGTACTTATATAGACAGAGTTTTGTCTATTAGCATAAGTATCACCACCATATTGTGCAGCTCTTTTCTTTATATTGACAAATAGCACAGCATTGTAAGAATATTTAGATCCATATGGAGTTCTTGATATTCCATTATATGTATCGTATAAGTTATTAGAAGTAACTACCATGTTAACACCATGAGGACCCCAAGCTTCATACGATCCTATTGACCAGTTAACATAAGAGTATTTGTCTATATAATCTATATAACCTTTAGCTCCTTCTAAATCTGTGTAAGGTGATATATTAGTAGTTTTTATAGCACTATTAATATCAAATGCAATTCTATTATTAGAATTCTAGTAGTTAGCGTATTCTTTAGTAAAGAATTGATAGTATTTACATATACCTCCACTTTCTTCATCACCATTCTATTCAAATCCGTCTAGTATACCATTTTCTAATCTTGGTCCATCTCCAGCGTGACTTGCTTCTGAAGCTATACCACCAAATGGATTCTTTTGATATCCTGTATTAGTAATATTTATTACTCCAGTAAAAGGTATACCGCATCTATGGTGTTCGTTGCCCGCATCATTACAATAGGTAGCACACATACCACAATATAAAGGGACGATTTTAGCATCAGATGTTATTATCTATTCAGACTTTTCTTTATTGAAACATATTTCAGGGCTTACTAAATCAAACACTCCGTTAGTGTCAAATGGATTTTGTAATTGTTTCTCTTGTTGCTCCATTCTATTATCCTGAATAACGTAATACCCTTGAGCAAATGCTGTATCTTTAGATGCTGAGAATGTAGGCATAATAGCTGGTCTTCTATCCATAGGACCTAAGGTGTGTCTACTATAAACATAATCATCAGAATTTGCCCACCCGTTATATCTAATTGTTCTATTTAATAAACCTTGAGCTACTACTGTTCTATCAGATATAGTACGGTCACATCTTACAATTTCGTATGCTGTTACGTCTGTAGGTATATTGCTTACTTGAAACTGAATACCAAGAGGATGTGATACTAACTCATAGTTACCGCTTCCATCTACAGTTCCACCAAAAGTAAAAGGCTCATATCCTGGAATATCTGCCGATGGGAATCTAATATCCCCTATCCAATGTACTGGAGAAGGAATATTTTTATTATTGTAGAATACTATACCAAATCTATATACTTCATCTCTTTGATAACCTAAGAAGTTAGCAACATAAAATGGATCACAATAATTTCTTATTCTAGATCCAGGAGTACTAATATTAGAAACAGCTACTATAGAATTAGTTTCTGGGCATCTTAATTGTATACTATTTGTAGTTCTACGCATAGAACTCAATTCGAGGTTATATCCAATAAATGGTTTATTGCTTTCTCCATCTGATACTGTAGAACCATCTGATTCTATTAGGTCTGCAATAATGAATCTATAAGATATGTTAAACCCTTTTCCACCTCTTATCTTAGCGGTTACTGGTTCTTCTTCTAATTCATCTGTAGCACTAACTTGTACATCAAAACCGTAAGCATACTCGCTATCTACATCATTGGGATAGACAGTCTGACTATTCATAGGATTTATACAGTCGTGCTATTTAGGAATAATTACATCATTTAGTGGATCTAATATTTGTTTAAGTGGGAGTTCAATATTATCAGATATACTAGAGTTTAACTTAACAATTCCTTTACTATTACATCTATAAGCTCTAGCATCATAGTCTACATCCCAAGTTAATTCCTGTATATTAGAAGCAAATAGTCTGTTGTTCATTTTAGCTATGCTCTTAGCATTGAACTCAAACGGTACTAGATCATTAAATTCCTCTATACTTAATTCACTAATATAACCAGTACCATTATCATTATAAGTAAATGTTACAGTGCCAGATTCTGATTCTGGTAAGTCACATTCATTTACTATATATATTCTAGGAGCTTGATTATTAGTTAAATGTTGAATGCTTATTATTCTTACTCTTTCAAATCTACCATCATTAAACATAGTAGCTTTTAGTAAACAACCCTTATCTGTCATAGTATCTTTAGGATCTCCATTCACAGTCTTAGATCTGTTACTATTATCAGATATTATTGGTATCATTGCACTCAATGACGATGTAGCAGTCTCACTACCATGTGTAGTAAATAATTGGTAACAATACTATACCATACCAGCTGGTAAACTACCAGTAGTCATAGATTCTAGTATAAATGGGGCTATAGTAGAACTAGGTAATAAATCGAAGTAGGTGTTATCAGTAATGTGATTAGATTTAGTAGTGTTATATTCTTTAGATATATTGACGCACTTAATAGCTGACACTCCATCAGATATGTATATCTTACTTACACTCTCAGTTTCGTAATTACTAACAATAGCTACCTTTTTAATTAAATCCATTTCTGCTGATACTACTAAATTCCAGGTTGGTTTAATACTATCAAAATCAGTAACAGCATAGATGTTGTTAATATAATCTCCTTCGTATAATTCTTTAGTAATAACTATACCACATTCTTCTACTATACCTTTAGCTTTATTGTACCACCTAGTGACTGCTGTACCTAGTATTATTTCCGAAGCACTCAATCCGTTTTCATACTGTCTTACGTCTTCTATATTCTATAGAACTCCAGTAGTACCAGCATTGTCAGTGAGTAAACGAATATTTTCAGCCCATCTATATTGATTATTTCTCAACATACTGATGTCTGAATCCATATTCATACCCCCTTCAAAAGTGTTTACTTGACTATTTATTTCCATAAGTTACTAAAGTTCTAATTATATATATGTTGTCTATCACCAGTAGCACTAAAAAATGTATCATGCTCCATTACTTCTGGCACTAGAGTAGTCCAAGTATTCTTTATGCTTTCTATTTCATCTGCATTAGGCATCAGAGATTCAGCATAAGCTTGTTTTCTATAGAAGTTCCATGAACTTTTAGCATCATAATATATATGCTACGGTTTATTTCCTTTAAAATATTCGATATACAGTAACTTCATAGCAACGTACCAATAAATGGCTTCAAAGTAAGAAGGATTATCAGGTATCATTGGCATTCCTTCTTCATCTGTATATGTAGCATAGTATGATAACTTTAACCAACCTTCTGGTATATTACAAAAGATATAGCCAGGTTTGATATCATACTGTAGAGAATTACTAAAATTAGTATTATTAGCTACTCCCATTATTTTACCATTACTGCTACACACTGTATATTGATTTAGTAAAGCACTAAGTGTAGATCTTAGATTGTCATCTTCATTTAATTTGTCTAAAGCTTGTCTATCATTAGTAAGATTAAACATATTTTTTACCATTGGTATTAAAGCTTCATCTTGTACTAACATATCACAGCAAGACTATTCACAAGACCTACTATAAACACTAAATGCGCTAGTTGTTTTTCTCATTGGAAGCCAACCACCGCAATCACAGAATGAAAATGCTACTGTATTCAATTTTTCTAAGTCACAAGGTAACTTAGCTTGATAACCTTTTAGTGGTATATTAACCACTTTATGATCTAGCTAATTTACAGAACCTATCTTTGATACAGCTTCTCCAATCCATTCCTAAATATCTGTTATTTTTATATCATCCTCATCCATTCCTAAGTCAGCTATTACTTTAGCTATAACAGCTTTTGAGGATACCATTTTATATATCATAATTCTATAATTGGCTAGTTAAATTTCTTCGTAATCGTGTATTTTATTTTTTATAAGCTAAGCTAGATGCCTTTTATTAGCTCTAGTTAAAGTAAGCTAATACTTACTCTTATTTGCTACTATCATATCCTATTTGTTCCAGTAAATTCGATATTTAAACCAATCTGAGTGTTCATTAGTCAAATACACTAGCTTTCCTAATTCTTTTGTAGACTTGTAGTCAATTCTAAGACTTCTACCGTCATAATGTTTAGGTTTGTGTTTTACTATCTATATTGACCCAAGTCTATATGGTAACTTTACTTCTTTACTATTTTCTAATAGTTCATCTCTAATATACTAAAAGTAGTCTGTTACTATCTATCTATAAATAGAGTATGGTATATCATACACTGTATCTGGTTCTATACTACTTAAATAGTTATTATAGAATGAAGGAATAGTATAAGAAGCTGTTTTATTCGCTGATTTATTTAGTTCATTCATCTTCTTACTCTTCTATTTACATTAGGATTATAAACATTCTATAAGTCATCTTTACTGTTATTAGTAGTATCAGAAGGTTGCATACTCATAGTTCTAAAGTCTTTTGCAAAGATCATATCTTTTATTGTACCCCACATAGCTGCTGGTAAAGGATACTCGTCTGTTTCTGGGTTGTAACATAGTTTTAAATCAGTAGGATCTTCTGCTATTATTTCTACTTCTATATATTCTAACTGATTAGCATCACCCTCTACATATATTCTATTGCCTTTAACATATGCTATGTAATCTTTGCATGTATACTTTCTGTATCTCTGTAGTTTCATCTTAGTTTCAGACCCTAGCTATATTAAATTACCAAACATATCTTTTACAGATACTACTCCAGGTCTAAAATTAAAATCTATTAATGTAGGCAATTCTTTGTCTCCTATATATTCTAGATGACCAGTCTCTTCTTCTACTTTATCGAGATGCATCTTAATAGTCTGAGTATATAAAGGATTTACTGTTCTACCTTTATCTATGTCCTATTTTATAAGCATTGCTCGATAAGACTTTATCCATATTTCAATCTGATGTCTACTTAGCTTTTCACTTTCAGTTATCTGATTATTTCTAGCTTCAAGTAATACATCCTGAACAAGCTCGTTTAATGTCATATTAATATGTATTAATTATAATTATGATAGTGATTAAACGCATTTTAAGGCTCACTGTGTGATTTTAATATAAGGTAGGTACATTCCTACGTTGTAACTAATAGCTGTTCCTAAAACTAAGTATAATAAAAAAGGTAGACTAAATTGTCTACCTTATCATTACGGTTTGTTTTGAGGAACTGGGAAATTCATAGCTGGTGGTTTAGGAAACCCTCCCATAAACATCTTCTTAGCTTCAGCTATAGTATTCTTAATATCAGTTATCTCATTTTTAATATCGTTTATTTCTTTACTATTATCTATCTACGGTGTAGTAATTTGTGGTTCTATTTCAGCGTCTAACTAATCTAAGATAGTTTTGCACTTTTCCATTTCTTCATCATATTTAGCAGCTGCTTCTTTCTTAGCTTTAAATTCGTTGTAATTCTATCTAACCATATTAGCTATTTCTGTTTTATCTGTAGCTATAGTAAGACCGATAGAGTTATCATTAATTATTGACTTATCCTATGGAACTGATAATTTCTTAGATTCCCCGTTACAACTAACATATATATCTACTAGTTTTCTTCTATTCTATCCAGGTAATGCAAACTAACCTTGAGGTAAAGGTTCATCGTAAGGACCTGAAACCTAAGTAATAGAACCGAGACTATAAACAGTAGTCTTTTTAAAAGTTCCTAGAACTTCTAATACATGGACGTGATCTCCAATTTTTAATTGATTGAATAGCATAATGAATTGGTTTAAAGGGCTACCGTTAAGATAGCCCTGTTTCGTTATTTAGTTTACGCTGTAGCTGGAGCTACAATGTGATTTATAGTTTGAAATACGCCAGTACGTTTGTCATAATATATTAAGTATTTGTTACCAGTTGAAATTTCTTCGGTAGGCATTTGCTCTCCAGAACCATTTAGTAAAGCTTTACCACTATTAGCATTAACACTAGCAGGATTAGATGATACCTGGCTAGAACTAACAGAAGTAGCTACAGATACTAATGATCCTTCGCTAGCACCAGTTGCTGTATGATTGATGTTAAGTAATATCAATCCTCTGCAAGGCAACTATCTCCATTGAAATGGACATATACCATATGTAACAGTATTGTTAGTGGTATCTACATTAGAGAATATTGTATCAAGAGTAGGTATACCACCTTGATCAATACGTCTTATTCTATAAGGATTAAAGAAAGGGTTAAACATAATTACCTCCTTTCTTATTAGCAAGCACAACCGCAACCGTCGTTATATCCGTAACCGTAACCGTAACCAGTAAATCCACCGTTACATCCGAACGGGTTGCATGTTAAATAAGCTGGAACTGGGCATGGACGCAATTGGTTAACAATATTAGCAGTTTGAGCAGATTGTGATAGACCTAATTCTAAGGCTGATTTTTCAGCACGCAATGTATCTATCTTATTCTGCATTTCACGCATTTCAAGTTGACAGAACTTGTCATTAATTATCTGAGTCTGTGCATCTATCTTAGCACCAATTACATTGAATTTACCAGCATTATCTGTCATCAAGTTATTGAAACCACCAGTAATAGCATTTTGCAAGCTATTAGTTTGCTGACAGATAGCCAAACGGTTATCGGCATCCATCTTAGTTAAATTCAAGTTAACTGAATCAATAGAACGCTGTGTCTAGCAGCAGCAGTTAGCCAATTGAGAAGCTAAGTTAGCATTACCTGAAGTAATAGCATTTATAACTTCACAGCTAGACAATTTGCAGTCACAAGAAATCTGATTTACACCAGAATTAATCTGACTCAAAGCATTCTGAATAGATGTTACGTCACAGTTCAAAGTAGTAGACAAAGAGTTAATAGCGTCTTTGTTACCGTTAATTGCCTGCATTAACAAGTTGGTGTTAGCATCTGTGTTCAGTTCAGAAGCTAAACGTCCAGCAGCGTTACCGTCTCTACCGAAACCATTGCCTCCGAATCCACCCCAGCAGAAGAAGATAAGGATGATCCAAATCCACCACCAACCACCGTTGCCACCCATGCCATTATTATTCATCATAGCCATTAAAGCAGCAGGGTCCATACTTTTATTTGCATTCTGCATTAAAGCAGCTACGCCTGCGTCAATACCGCCAGCGTTTTGTACATAAATTTTTCGGGTTCGTACATAGTTATAATTTTTTGATTAATTAATATCTTGATATTCTTCTTTCACGCATATCACGAATAGGTTCGTATTTGCGCATCATTTGTTCTTCTCGCTCTCTTTCATGGTCGAAGTATTCGTCATCATCGTCATCTTCAAATCTATAACCATAATGCATTCTTCCACTTCTACCTCTGCCACGTCCTCTACCACCACGAGCGTATCTGTATTCCACTTCTTCGTCTTCATCATCTTCAAACATGAGCATTGATTTACTTTCTTTACGAAGTTTGTCACACATAACATAGCAATAGTAATACCACATCTTACCTTCATCAATGTCTTTATCATTTATCCAGGCTTTTGTAAGTTCTACAAAATATTTAATGTGATCGCCATTTGTCATATTTACTACTGCACGATAGTAATCTGAACGTACCATATTGAGAGCGACGTACCAATCATACTTATTAAACTTTTCACTTTTCAGATTGATTCCGTATTGATTGGCGATTGAAGTAGCTTCTTCTAAACTCCAATGTTCTCCACGAGAGCCATCTTCATTTTCCATCTTTGAGACTGCTTTCAGTGCCTATTCTTCATTGAAGTGTGGACCGTACATAGCCTCATGACGTTCTATTT